CCATAAGGACTCTCCCTTAAATATTGTAACTTCGGATACTTAATTACATCTTCCACCTTCATATTTCGCGTATAACAAAACTTTTATTGTTAAGAAATAGTAATATATACGGAGGGAGCAAATATTTGCGTATATCGAAGATATGTGCATCTGGTGAGATTTTGGCATATCAGGATGTGAGAAAATAAGAGTGTAAACAACAGACAAAGAATGCAAAAATGATCACTGTCATGATGAACAATATTACCAGCATCGTTGCGAGAAACACATCTACGATTCGAGGTGTCCACTTGCCTATCCAACACTCAATTTTTTCAAAAATTGTTTTAAGCATCCTTTTCACTCTCCTCATCTTTCCAGTTTATAGTTCCCTTCCATTCTTTGGTTTTCTTTCCCCATTCTATCTCTGCACCACAATAGGGGCACTTAGTTTTTAAGTACGAAACCTTCTTTAGGGTTACTTCTCCCTCTTTTTCCTTAAGGACTATTCCAAACACCTTTCCACAAGATTTGCATTCTACTATCATTCTTCAATCTCCATTATTTTATTACAGAAAGGACAACTCAATATTCTTTGTCCAATGAGTAATCTTTTGGGTAATCTTTCCGTCTCGCTTAAAACAATATAGTTATCTTTCTCTGCGATACTTATTACCAATCCGCAGTCTTCACATTTAGCTATCATCTATGAGTTTTTCTTCCTCTCGTGTTCTTATATAAACTGGAAAAGGATATCGCTTATCAATTTCCTTTCCAATCTTGTCTATTTCTTCTGGAGTATATTCGTCTTCTTTCTTGATAAGTTTGCGTCCGTAAGAAGGGACGTTTTCCCATATTCCTTGTTGAATCACGTATTCCCCTTGGAATTCGAGATTGTCGAGTTCTTCTGCTATTTGAAGAACTTCCTCTTCGCCCACTAACCTTTTAAATACAGTGGTTTGAATTTGAAGAGGAATGTTTGAGTTTATACACAAAGAGAGTGTATTCCGTACAAATCGTTCCACATTACTTACTTGGGTGAGTTTGAACCACAGTGGAATATTCTCAAGAGGAGCTTTAACATCCAAAAAGACTTTATCTAAGACTTTAGATTTTAGGAGTTTCTCGATACCTGAAGGAAAATAACCATTGGTTTGGATACCCACAATTTTGTTTTCTCTGTGCATCCACTTCCCAATCCGCTCTATGAATTCCTCCTTAAGTGTTGGTTCCCCTCCCGAAAAGATTATTGCGTCAACAAAATCCAACTCCTTTTCAATTTGATTTTCTACTTCATTTACACTAACATAGTTCGGTTGTTCAAACAATCGATGGTTTTGACAATAAAGACAACGGAGAGGACAGCCTCTCAAGAATACAACAAGAGAGTTCAATCCTCTCCAATCAATTGTCGAGATCACGAGTCCTCCATAATTTACTTTATTCATGCTCATCTATCCTATCTATTTTTCTGTATGGCAGATCTCTTAGTCGCCGCTCGTGCATATTGAACTGTTCAACAAAGTATCCGACTATCCTTCTAAACTTGAGGACATTCTTACTGCCACAGATGGGACAAACATCTACATTCCCGATTGTTAAATGATTGTTTTCGAGACAACGTGATAAATAATTGTCAAACGCAGAGTACGGTACTTCCTTCTTGACTATTCCTTCTAAGATTTTCCTCATTTGATGAACATTCTGAAATACTGAAGGAACATTCACGAACATCATTTGTCCACCATCGAAAAACTTGGAGAATCTTCCAGTTAACTCTACTCGTTCTCCAAGGGACATCTCTACCCAAGGGGATACAATCTGATTGGAATACATTTTTCCACTTTTGTAGTATCCACTCTTATCCCTTCGATGTTTCTCCGCGTATGTCTTATCCGTATCATAAAGAGTAATCGCTGCCGATTCCGCTGGAACCAGTTCACAATTGTAAAATCCTTCCCAACTATCAATAATAAAACGAATCTTTTTGAGCAACCCTTCTAAGTCGTCCCAAGAATAATTTATACCCATCAGTTGTTTAAAGTCCCAAAGACCTATGATGCCTATCGTCGAATACATCCTCTGTAAGGATCGAAGTCCTAACTCAAATGTAGCGTCGAGGTACTGATACTCCTTAAGGAGCTTTCTGTGCCAATCAAGGAAGTCCTTAGCAAGCTGAAGATTCTCCTTTATACGTTCTTCAAATGTGTCTGGATGTCTCAGATAAATTCCTGGAAGGTTGAGACTCACAACTTGATGAGAACCTATCTGAACACCACCAGAGCCATATGAGTTGAAGAACGGTTTTTTGGAAGAAATTAATCGACAACAGGAGGCAATAGCATCGAGATGTGGAAGAACAAGGAAGTTATACATTGTGTGATGAAGATTCTGTTTGATTGCAAAGTTAAGAAACTCTTCATCTTGTATCTTCTTGTTCTTCACCTTAAGAGCTACAGTTATAACTGGGAATCTTAACATTTGTTTTTCTACTTCACTGGTGTGCCATCGCATCACTGCTGACTGCACAGCAGATAATTCATCGACCTCCAGTCCCCACGAATTCTTATTGAATAGGTGAGCTAAGTAATAACGGTCAAAAAATGAAATGTTAGTGTAGAGTGATTCAGCACCTTGTCGAAGATGCTGATTAAATGAATAAAATAATCGCTGGAGTTCATTTTTAAATTGATAATCCGTAAGTCTGTATTCTGGCAAAGGCATTCTTCGTTCTTTTTTCACGAAATAGGTTAAGGCTAATATAAGATCGGGGATGCCAATCGCTCCCCGTGTTCTATTGGCTACGTATGAGGTAAACTCGATCAACTGCGCTATGAATGAATCTAATCTCTTTGGTGGTTTGCTTTTAAAGTGAGGATAATATGTAAGACCCTCCGCAAGAATTGGCTCAACGCTTATGCTATAACAGTAAGGCATGAGTATGTTCTTGGAAAGGTCATGAATATAGATCTCTTTTCTATGTCGTTCTAATATCTCACGTCCTCTGTCAAACCATTCCGATATGAGTTCCTTATTGAAAACTAACTCCGCTCCCGATGCTAACTGTTTTCTAACGTTAGCAATGTCTGACGCGTAATTAGCATTAACATCTACCACATTCCCACCAGTCAAGAATTTTTCTATATTCATCTTAATCTCCTATATAATTAATATTATTTTATATATTAGTTAAAGGTTTTTCATTCCTCCAAGGAGTCACAGAGTAGAAGCTTTAGTTTACGAAAATAACTCTTTCGTATTTTTTCTCTTAACTTAAAGTGCTTAACGGGATCCTCATCATATTTAACTTGCAGCTCCGCTTCAGCGTCTATCGCCTTTTCAAACACCTCCAAAACTATGTCGATTATGCCCATGAAACCACACCCCCTTCACTATGCTCAAATTTTGCACCAGACAATCATATTCACACGAGATCAAAATATTTTTGACGTGCCTATATGATTATATGTCTGAACGATTAATTGCGTTAGAGTGCGAAATTTAAGATATGATAAACAATTATCCTCTGACTTCGGTAAGCATATAGTTTCTTCGTCTTTCCTTGTCCCTCGCTATGATTTCTTTGTCTTCCTCTTCTAATTCTGTAAGAGCAAGAAGACTGTACCCTATTATATCACTAAGAGTGTCCCATATTGCAGGGAAAGACTCATGGAGGTCTCTCTTCTCTAAATTCTTTAGACGACTAAGCTTATCTGTAAGACGGATGCACACAGAAAGTAATCCGTACTCTTCCCACGTCTGGTGAAAAGCGTCCCCGTACATGCTATTCTTTCGCTCAAGCAAATTGCGAATTAATTCCATGTGTCTTTCTATTTTTTCCATTTTCTTCTCACTCCTCAATCTTGTCTATCAATCCCCAATCTTTTGCCTCTTCAGGAGGCATCCATACCTCTCGTAATCGTATAGTTTCTCTAACTTCCTCCTCTGATTTATTACAACGGGTAGCCAAAATTTTCACTATCAAATCTGTAATCCTATTCATTTCTGTGACTTCATTCTCGAGTTGGGAAGTAGACTCTGAATTGAAAACCACCCACCTCTTTGGTTCATGCAGAAGAAACGTTGCGTGTGGACGAGAAATCCTTTCATCTCCAGCCTGAAGTACTATCATGGCAGCAGCGCTTGCTGCCAAACCTTCCACTATTATCCTCACTTTTATACCCTCTCTCGATATCCTTCGCAGTGCATCGTATATCGCAAATGCTTTATGTACGTCTCCCCCTGGAGAATTTAGAGTGACAGTAAGAACGCTTCCCGCTTTCATTCTTCGTTTAATTTCGTGACAGAACAAGGTAAAATCGTGAACTATGTAAGAATCGATTTCACCATTGATGTGAACTATTCCATCCTCAAGATCACGATATTTCAGTAAATCATCTAAGCATGCAAAGCTTTCCTTATCCCTCTGTTTAGTTTCCATTTTGGACCTCCTCATTAACAATTAACAGAATGTAGGACTTGTCCGTCCTATTCTTTAAATCGTTTATGGCTGCATAAATGTCAGGATACAACCTTCTTGTTTTGCTCTTTTCCATGCCAATACAACTCCTATCTGACTTCACTATGATCCTTGGGTAATAAACTGGACCCTCTATCCAAGCGAAGCACCAGTGTTCTTTCTCCTCCACCAAACACTTATACTCTATTCCCTCGATTACAGGACAAGTATCCTTTCTGTGATGCAGGACTATCTTACCGTTAGGCAACCTGGCAATGTCATTTCCTTTATTATCTCTGTGAAAGACTAAAACCATTTCCTTCTTTTCGCCTTCAGTTCCTTCCATACTATTACCTCCCTTCTAATTATCTATAATTATATTTCTTGAACTTCTCCATCCTTATCAACCATCATTAATTTGGCTGCTCGCTTTCGAGTATCGTACTCCACCCATCCTGTGAGAGTCGGTGGAAGAGATCTGTCGATCGCATATCGTAATCCACGTGCTAAAGAACCCGTCCTTAATAAGGTGATGCGTTTATCACCGCGAAGGACATCAAGCTTAGCGAGTGTATGATTATGTCCTAATGCTATCACATCCGCGTCTGTATATTGTAAGAGTTTACGATGCTCTATAAATATGTCTGTTGCGGCACTCCTTCCGTGGGCGAAATAGAAGTCCACTCCATCTATCTCCACTCTATGACTTGGCTTTCCGAGATACTCCTCATAGACGTTTAGACCAACCTCATTGAAGATTCTATATTCATGATTCCCAAGACAATAAGCTACTACGTCTAACTTTTCTGTGATTATCTTGACCCATCTAAGTTGGGACTGAGGCTGTATCTCATTTTCAAATTGCATTCCCCCCGATAGTCCACAGTCTATGAGGTCCCCCATTAGAATTACCTTCTTTCCATTCCAGTACCTCTTTGTTATTTCTGCTATTGTTTCAGGAGAAAACTCTCCTTGACCAATGTGCCAATCCCCATTCAAAACAACTTTCATTTTACTCCTCCTTTATATAAATCTACTAAGGTTTGTTTGGGACAGAGTATCCTCTATCTCTTTCAGAGGATTGTAAAACCATTTTGCCAGAACGGCATCATAATCTATTTCGGGAAGGTCATCGATTATGTTCTCATGTATAGCCAAATATCCGATAGAAGCTACCTTAGTGGGAACAATCGGTAACTTCTCACCTGAATGATAAGGAATGCGATACAATCGAAGTCTATTTTTTGCTGCTTTCAAATGAGCAGTCTGAACTTTAGGTGAAGTTGAGGACAATCTTACCCACTCAGCTATATCCATAATATCTTGTTCTCTTATCTCCAAGCGTATCTGGGACTTGATTCTCCTCAGTTCTTCCCACTCCCCTCTCAGGATATTTTCGAAAGCCATCATTAGTTTATTTCTGATATATAGAGGACAAGATGTCCTATTCACCACGGTTCCTGTTATCTTGAGTTTACCTTCATCTGTAATCCCGAAATAGTTTTTCTTTTTGTTGTACAAAAAAAGAACTTCAAATTTTTTATCCACATCTAAATTGAATTCGGGACCCCACTTAGAGTGGAGGTCTTCATTAATCTCGTTCATAATACTCTCAGGATCGGGATGTGAAATCATAAGTGCGTCTGTATCCCCAGCTAATATAGGAATACCTTTGCTCTCAACAAATTCCCAAATATAAGTTAGGATTTTACGCTCATAGGCTGTAACTTCTGCTGCTAAGTCCCTGTTATAGAATCTGGATTTTTCGTATCCTAACATCCCTACACAAGCATTGAGCAAGAACTTATAGGACACATTCCATATCTGACTCTGGGTATCTCCTCTTTCTTTATATAGTTTTTTGAATTCAAGTCTTCTTTCAAATATTTCTTTAATTGTCTCTGTGAGGATTCCAGGATTTCTAATGTCTCTATCAGGAGAAATATTGAAGTGCATAACTATCGAAGGATATAGACTGACCAAGTCTAAGACTGTGACGTCTCTATGCAAGCCTTTCTGTGGATCCCTGACAAGTGCTCCTTTATATTTCGTGTGTGACACCTGTCCCCTATTTGGGAGAACGTATTTATTGTGATAACGTTTTAAGAGATAGGCTTCGATAATACTACTACGATTCATTATATCAATGGTATTGAGGGGAACGAGATTTTGAAATGAAAAGACCAATTGTGACAATCTCAGTTTCTCATCGATCTCCTTAGTCAAGGTCACGTCCTCTATACAATGCAAGAGTTCTGGAAGGGATTTGTCTTTACGTCTCCCTAAAACAAGATAAGCAACATGATCTAAGAAATATCTTCCTCCCCTCTCCCCAAATTCTCTGTATGCCCTCATTAAATCGAGGGGTTGACTTTCTCCTATGGTTAATTCATCGTGATAACTATGAAACACCTTTCTTGTCCTCGAACGATTGAAGAGGTAGGGCAAGTCGTAGTTCGAGGAATTCCAACCTACTAACAAATCAAAATCTAATTTCTTACAGAATGAGAAGAATGAATTCAGAAGTTGTTCATCATTCTTAAATATGAATGCTTTAACTCCATCTATCGCATAATCCTCCAATACGAACGGATAATGTCTGTTCGTGAAATTATCAAAAGCATCAATCACGGTAATTGGGAGTGGAGCGTTCTCAGTATCAAGAGAACCATTCCCTCTCTCAACTTCTATATCAAAATAAAGAATCCTTCTATTGAGTCCGTACGTCAATCCTGAATCTATGAGGTAACGAGTGAGGTATGGAATATCTGCTTCCGCACAAAAATCTACGTTTCTCTTTCCTTTTTCGAGATCCTTTATTGAATTGAAAGATATTTTATCTAAGGGTTCCCCAGTATAGGACTTGAATCCACTCTCTCTTTTCACAATCGGAAACGATGTACTCTCATCAGGTCTGATGTAGAAATATGGATACTCTCCTTTTCTCACTGAATAGGTGACCCTCCAACCGTCTCTAAATTTGAGCTTAAGAGTTGGTCTTGAACTCCTTGAGCCAATAAGAGAGGCATTCACAAGTTCCATATCAAAAATTCCTCCAAGCTTCTTTGATATTTATCTCTGCCTAAGACTCTCTCTTGGGTTATTTCACAATACTTTTCTGATATGTCTATTGCTATCCATCTACGATTATGCTTTTCACATACTACTGCGGTCACGCCTGAGCCTGCAAATGGATCAAGGATAATTTCCCCCTCTTTGGGACTTCCACGTAACAACAATCTTTCCCAAAACTTAATGGGTTTGGGACAGGGATGATCGTAAGTTTGGTTATCCAATCCTGTTGCTTCTATGACGTCACTTCTCGCTCCAAGTCCCTCTCTTAGATAAGGATCCTTCCCATAAGCAAGAATAGGTTGCCACTGAGCAAATCCCCACTTTCCTCTTGAGTTGGTTGTTTTATATACCCAAGCAAGAATCCAATACGGAGCGGGATAAAGAGAGACATTGGTAAGACCACAAGTAAGCAGAGTAACTTTTCCTACTCGTTTAGCTTGTGGTATAAATTCTCCTATAAGAGATTTGAGATTTTCTTCAGTATCTTCGTAGACATCATATTCTTTTCCTAACGCGTAAGGAGGATCTGTGAGGATCAAATCAACACTCTTGTCGGGAAGCTCTTTCATAATTTCAATACAGTCCCCAAGTAACATCACTCCTTTGTCCGTATGAAAGTGATTATACTTACTCTCAATCAATTCTTTCTGTAACTCTTGCCAATCCATTTTAGAATCCTATCCTTTCGATCACAGAAGGCTCTCTAAATAGTTTAGTTTGAGCAGCAATTGATTTTATTCTTCTATACGCCATTTCGCAGTAATTTTCGTTTATATCTATTATGATGGAGTTTCGCTCTAATTTTTCAGCCACAACTCCCACCGTTCCCGAACCCCCAAATGGATCAAGAACACTATCATTTGGTTTGCTTCCTACCTTAATTAGCGGGAGTATTAAGCGCTCTGGAAATACAGCAAAGTGTTCACCTTTAAACGATTGGGTCGAAACGCTCCAAACATCACCTGGATTTGCACCCAACGGATGAAGATTCACTACCAGATAATCCCCTTCCGCATATTGATATTGAGATATTGCCATATTTTGCTCTCTATGATATCGCTTCGACTTATCAAATAAATCTGTGAGTTTAACAGATACTTTTCGCTTGCCATTGGGTCTTGGTTTGTTTATTCCTCCTCCCCCACCGTATTCAGGATGATTCATGTACTTATGTTTATTACTAACCGCTCTTAAAACTCTTTTCTTACTTGCTTCCTTGTGAGGAACTCTTACCGCATCCAAATTAAACTGGTAACCTCGATCCTTTACCAACATGAATATCGGTTCGTAACCGTGAGAAAAACCCCGTTTAAAACTATCTGGCATATGACCTTGTTTATACCAAATGACTGGACCCTTCTTCGGCATTAGCCAATCTTGTTCGTCTATCATTTTGAGAATCAGTCTGTAATTCTGCATTGTGTCACACAAATTTATTTTGTTAGTATCGTGATTCCAGAACATCACACCTGTTTTCTTGAGGACTCTTTTCAACTCTTTTTGTAATCTCTAATAAATGAGAGATGTATTCTTCGAGAGTTGATTCCTGTCCTATTTCTTGTGTTTTCTTGGGGTGGTCATCTGGCAAATAAGAACGTAATTTCCAATAAGGTGGTGAAGTGACAATTGTATCCACGCTCTCACTCGGGAGTTCTTTTAGGACTTCCAAGGTATCTCCACAAATTATCTTATGCCTCATTCTAACGTATCTTTCTCATTCGTTTTTGAATATCTTCTATGTCTATATCAAACTTCTTCTGGAGTTCTTCTTTTCTGATATACAATTGGGTGACTAAATCATCTTTTACTTTGACTATTTTAGCTAACCCCTCTAATAATTCGTTTATCTTTTGCTTGTTTTGGAATTCAATCTTGAGTCGTCTCTGAAGATCCAATGTCCGAGAAGACTTCTCTATCTCAGCGTTCGCAGTCTTCAATTTTCGTGAAATTTTGTAAATCTCTCGTATCAATTGACGGATCTCCTCATCGTCTTGCGATTGAACAATCTCTAAAAACTCTCTTCGCGTTAGGGAAAATGGTGAAATTATAAATCCACCACTCTTTATCTTGAAACCAGAGAATCGACCGTATCCGCTTTCTTCTTTAAGTATTTCGTCCACTGCTATCAATTTCCTCACGTAATCATCACAGTAGTCAATGGCAATTGAGAGATAATAATCGTCTTCGGGGAAATGCTGTCCATAACATGTGTCACTGTTGTGATAAACGACTTCAAGTAAAACGTCCTCTAATTCACCCTTAAGAACTTTATTAAGAATGCGAGCATTCGTCTCAAGCATTGTAATTTCTTGAGAAATTCGTTCCCTATCTATCCAATCACTTAGTTTTTTCATTTTTCCTCTCCTTATATTGTTCAGGAATAGTGGTCCAGTATAGACTATAACAATAAGGACAATACAACAATCCCAATTTCAATCTTTTCAAATTTGTGTTACTACAAATCGGACACTCTAACATTTATGTTTCCTCCATTTACACAATTTGGGGACACAGTATCCTTGTTTTCGTATCTTTCCACATGACGGAATTCTGTATTTTTTACTCCTTATTTGGTTTATCTGGTATTCTGTCATTTCCTCATCCCAGTCTTCCCAGTTATACCGTCTTGCCTCATCAATCATTTCTTCGTTGCTCTTACCTTGCGCTATCCTTAGAGCTGCCCAACCAAATCTTACGAACTGGGATGGGTGTCTCCCTTGGATGAAATACTCAATACAAGGGCGATAATACTCCTGATCTATTTCGTCTGGTAACGAGTGAAAGATTCTTGTTGGTAACTCACTACCATCAAGAAGCTCAAAAGGACTTGTGAATCTCGTCAGATTTTGTTTTATTATTCTCACCCTCCGATTGAGTTCTGGATAATAACTCCCAGGAAGACGAGCGATGCCATTCAAGATGCCATCTGTAATATCATCATAGTGTTCAATTCCAACTGTCTCAATAATATAGTCTGAGATACATCGAAACGCGTTTGTATCAGTTTCGGTAGGCGAAAGATGAAGATAGAAATGATAGCCACGCTTAGGCTCTGCAACAGTGTAAGAGTAATTTCGTCGTTTACAAAAATTTTGAAGTTTGATAATTTCTCTTTCCGCTTTGGGCTTTTCACAATCAAAATCAAAAAAGAAGTAAAGAGGAAATGCTTTATTCTCTTGGAAGACGCTAATGCTTGCATAAAGAGGGGACCGAGTCATCAATCGTTTTTTAATCTCCCTTGATGAATGAACCGGAAATTGCTTTCGACTTTCCACAGCAATTCTTCGGTAAAAGCCCTTAGGGACATAATAGAATATGTCATAATTCATACTTCGTGATTAGATTCCTTGAGTAAAGAAATCCTTGATTTGTTTGTCGAATTTCTCCAGAAGAATGTGCACGTTCCTACTTTCCTCTTCCGAATCTCCTCTTCTTGAGACTGATATGACAATGGTTAAAGATCTACTTTCATACCTTAATTCGTATTCACGTTCAACATTATACGTCATTTTTCACTTCCACAATTTTATTATTTGCGATTATAGCACGAGCATCTACTATTGTAACATCACCTTTAGTTGAGACATATACATCTCCGTTTCTAAAGACTGTAACTCGAACACCATACATCTCAATTGTTTGACCCTCCATTGACTTCATTTAAACCCCTCCTTTTAAAAGGAAAGTTTCAAGGTTGTCTGCAACATCTTCTGCTGAATCCAGTACGTTCTCTAATCTTTTAAGAATGTCCAGCAGAAGTATTCTTTCACCTTCACTTTTAAATAACCCATTTGTGATGGAAGTGAACCATTTCCTGTATAATTCATCTCCTCTAACTTCACATTTGTTTATACTTTCTATGAAGCTACTTAGTTGTTTCTGATTATAAATTACGTCAGGAAGTAGCGTTACTGCACAATACGTGTCCATTATGGCTTTCTCGATATATCGAATAAAAGAATCACGCAATCGAAGGGCACGAGGATTACAATCGAAATTAGTTATTCTCCACACTACCGCCTCTATGCTGTCTATGATATCGTCAAGATTTTGTAAGAAACGTCGAATATCTTCCTTCTCTTCGGTTACTCTCGTGTGATCATACAAGAGGGACCTAATTATATCATGAACTATAACGTCAGCTTCCACCTCCAGTGTCTTGGCTCTAACGTTCGTGGTAGAAGGATGTTCATTTTCTCCCAAATGTTTTAAGTTGTCAACGCTTTTTACCGCCAAGGATGCCAGTTTTTCAAAATCCGAAAAGTATTTTTGAGTCCTCGGCAAGGCATGACTGAGGATTCTTCTAATTTGTTCCAAGATTTTGTTTAGGGTTTTCATTTTGATTATCTTTATCTTTTCCATAAAAGAAATCGTATATTCGTTTCTTTGCAGGAGTATCCGCATTTTTGGCTTCTTCTATTACGCTCATGAGAGTCCCGTATTCCTGAAGTAATTTTTCAGCGGTCACATTACCAATACGAGGAACGCACATAAGGGAAGCAATCCTTAGCGAATGTAAATTCGCATTAAGTTTTGAAATTTTGAGGTCTGCTGTTCGGGGAGGTTTAACACTTACCTTCTTCTGGAACATCACATCAAGGTATTTGAATGCACTACTCAACTTTGCAAATTCTATGATAGGGATGCCCATCATAAGGACTGAAACCTTTGCACCTTCCACCATTGAATTAGTGATTCCCCTCCTTGAGATCACTTCTCGCCAAGAGAAATCATCCCCGTCAATAAGGAGAAACGAATGTTTATAATTTGTTTTCATTACATACAGATTTGTCCAAAAATCTGAACGCCTTGCTGATGTAACAAAATCTGAAGGAGTCTTTCGTTCCACTATTATGTCCTCGAATTGGATGTCCCCAACCTCCAATTTAGCTCGTTTAACTTTATAGTCCTTGAGAGTTTTGGTTGCAATGTCAAGAACGTGTTTGGGTTCTCGAGTGTCGATTATTACCTCTTTGTCCATCTCTACCTGTACATAGGATTGTCAGAAGAGATAGAATTTGTATTTGAATTTACATCAGGATATGATGCGCCTTGAAGGGAGAGTAAGTCCTCCTCACTCAATTCCTCAAATAATTCTGCAATGAGCTCCTCCAAGAATAAATCTATTGCATCGTCCAAATCTTCCTTCTTTATGTCCTTAGCCAATTCCTCAAGACACATGACCAGCGCTGCTCGTAGTATAGCTGGATTGTCTTCTCTTTCCTTCAGCTTTAGAAGTATATCCTCTTTCAGTTTCTTAGCTGATTGTTTACCTTTCTTAGAACTAATGACTGTGCCTATCGCAGCACTTATCCTCTCTAAGTTTATCTTCATGCTTCTTGCTCCATCTTTGACAATCGAATTATACAAAACCATGATCTTTTTTCAGGGGAAGCTGATGCCATTTACTTTCCAGCTTCCCCAAATATCTTCTTCTTCGTATTTGTTTATAAAGAGTTTTAGCATCAGTTTCTACCTTAAAATTAGGAGTACGAAGTTGAAGAACATATTTTGCGTTATAAGCTAAAGTGTCTCCACCCCAAATCCTTCCTTCATCAAATTTATTCGCTTTATCTTGACTTTGATGTGATACCACCACTATTGCCACATTGGTTTCGTCTAAAATTAACGATAACTGACCAAGGATCCGAGATATGACATCTGCCCTCGCACCAAAGTTCTGTCTTGCACTACCCATCGCACCCTTGATTGGGGTAGTGATAGAATCAAGCACCAAGATGTCACATTTATGTTGTTTAATGTATTCTAAGACTGGAAATTTCTCGGTAGTGGTAATATTACTCTCAACTTTCCCTGCCTTGCCCTCTTGTCCTTTAGTAATTAATTGAATATCTAATCCAAGTACATTAGCTAATGAATAGAGAGAACGACAATTCAATTGAAAAGGCTGACGAAATCGCTTTTCGAATCTGGGTTGGAGAAACTCACTAAATGCTTTTGGATCCCCAATCTCGGTATTTATAACTACACTATTGTATTGACAAGCTAACTGATAAGCCAATAAAGACTTACCAGAATTGGGACCTCCAAAGAGAAATAGCATCTCATTGGAGGTCAAACCACCATCTACTAATTCATCAGCTACTTTCGAATCAAATTTGAACATTTTGTAAGGACTCCAATATGGATAGTACAGATACATTAGGTGGTTTTACGGTACCACCCTTAGCTTCTGCGTGTCCACCAACTTCAATCTCTATATTAGATTTTTCAGCTCCTTCTCTGAGTTTTTGTTCAAGCCACGAAGATAAATCACCCCGTATCGAGAATGAACCTGTCTCTGAATTCTGTATCAATACAGTCTCTTGCATGTCCCTTGAGAGTTGAGTCGCTATTCGACCCTCAACCACTATGTCCGATGATATCGTTCCTATCAAAACGTCGTTCCACTCTACTAACTCCAACTCTTGTAGAATGGAATTGGTGGTTGTTTTTAGCAACTTCTTTGCTTCTACACATCGAGGATCATTTACAACGTCCATCGGACTCTCTGCTTCCTCAAGGACGTCCCAAGCGTCAAATTCTTGTCCTAATCTACACAAGGCGTTTACGCCAGACGACAACAGATGATACAATCTGAGATGAAATGGTTCATGTTTCCAACCATAGAATTTTGTGTGTCTCGCTTTCAACATAGGACAAGTATCCCACACTTCTGGAGGAATTGAATAAGGCTCCATATCCCCAACCGCTCCTACTGCAGTAATCCACCATTTTTCTGTGGGAATCTTGTCCTTATAATTTCTGAAGACAATAACAGTTGTTGGAACACTATCGAAAATTAGTTTATATTTTTTATTCTCTGGATGACCTGGGTGGTGATCGATTACGAGTCCCTTGAATGAGGGACTTGGGTGCATGTCAAGGACGACAGTCGAACCTTTCGCTACATCTCCAAAATTACGAATCTCTACCTCAGTATCTCCACTTGCTAAAGAATAAAGATAAGCAGAGGCAAGACCATCCGCGTCATGGTGAGTGGAAATCATTTTTTCAGTTTCAGTCCGTTCTTACCCAAAGAGTACACTCTGCCCTTAAGAGATGTCAAAACTTCCTTTACGGAATCGAAGTCCTCTTCTCCTATTTCAAGTCCAACTTTTAGTGCCAACTCGTCGATGTTCGCGTATGTCTCACCCTCGCAGTTTTTCAGAGCTTCCTTTACCTTTCCCTCTAACTCACCCATCTCTTTGATTGAAACCTTCCATGTCTGGGTGCCTTTCCTCTGCATCGTAAACACCAAGTCGTTCCACTCCTCAGGATTATCAACGTCTCGTCCACTCTCCTCTATCGCTTTTCTTATTGCACCTACTGCACTCTCTGTTACAGAGAGGACAGCAACCGCGTCCTCCTCCATTGCAAATATGTACGTTTCCAGTACTCCATTTCTAAGCTTCTCGCTCACTTCCCTCCCAGCAAGATCCGTTTCCCCTGGGAAGTATCGTATCCACTCACCCTTACCGAGCTGTGTACCTTCAGGAGTTGTCCCTCCCTCAAATCTAAATGTTACCACTTTTCCATCATTCTGTCCAAAAAATATCACAGGAACTGTGGTTTTTATTTCACCCATCTTAACTACTTCTGGCATATTTCATACCTCCTCTTTTTTAATTTTATATTTTATCCTCTTCTCTAAATAAACAATGCAAAGCAGTTGTATAAGATGCTCGCAAAGCTCCTTTGTGAATCTTTATCAATTCCTTTTCATACTTCTCTTTGTTAGCTACGTTGGCAATGGGAAGAACTTGTTTCCACTTCATAGCCTCACAATGAATTGCGGAATCAAATGTATCTGTTATGTCTCTGACTATACTCTTTTGGCTAAAATCTCCTCTAAACAAGTTGGAGACTCTTTCACGATAACTTTCTCTAATCTGCTCTCTTTCGAGAGGCAAATGAAAGTCTCGATTTTCGATTTCAGCACTTATAGCTCTATCAAAGATATTCAATATTTTCTCTACTATATCGGTCATATCTCTTTCCTCCCTTAACACTATAAATATATTAAGACCAAGGAGAGTACTTTGATAGCTCATTGGAACGACTCCCGAATTTGTTTCTGTGTTCTCGAAGAAAAGTACCATCGAAGCCAACTCTTCTTGCGGTGGTGGACACCTTCCTCTGTGATGCGTCCATATCTATTCACAAGAAACTTCTTTATGAATCTCCACTGGTCTTCTATTTCTAAAACCCTCATTTTATGTTCCAATATAATATATCAAATTTGAAAGTATGTTAGTGTGCTTTACACGGCTGGACAATCGAGGTGATACGGGAATTACTCACGCCGACCCTACAAAGATAAAATGACGCCTCTTTTTCACAGTATCCTTCTGCTACAATAAAACTTAGTTTTTTGTCTTCATTCATTAGAATTATATCTCCAGGTTCTAAGTACTGAAATTCACCTACTCTTGAATTATAATGAGTGAGTTTTCTATGTTCCTTTTTGCATAGAGGACACTTGTGAGGAATAGACAAAATTATAGCGCCCATTGTTTAGTACTTGTCTTTCTCATATACAACATAAATGATGTCTTCGTCTCCATGAGGAGTTACAAACATTGCTTTGACTGTAACTCCAGGTTGATTCAATAGTTCTTCTACCTCAAACAAAAGATTACTTTTAAACCTTCTTATATGCTTCATTTTCACACCTCCTATATTCCAAACATCAAAATAGCCGTAATCGAAAGGACTGTAAATAAAAATGTTATTAAAGCTAAGGTGACCAATACCCGCTTGAATATAGCTATGACATCATCGAGATATTCTCTTTCATTCTTCCAAATTACCTTCAATCGTTCCAGCATTTCATTCAATATTCCTCCTTCAATATATTTGTTTATCGTAGGAGTTATGGAGTTTCATACTCTTTCTCCTCAACATTAGGAGTAATCCTACTCCAAATTCCTTCAATTCTTCTAACGACTCGCTATTTTGTTTTAAGATAACTCCTTTAAAATTCCAGACTTTTGTGGTTGTCCACACTCTTCCAAATTGGAAGATAGAAACAGAGGATCCGTACTTAGAGCGATACGTGTAAAGTGTGTGTACTAACTTAGAATAGTCCTTTTTCGATAGTTTAATTAAAAAGTCTACAATATCAGGATGGCGTCTTTTTAAAGAATTAAAATGGTAATAATAGAAATCTATATCTGAAATTCCTCCAAAATAAAAACAATCGTCTGCTTGAAAAAGAAAGTAATAGGATTCTTCCTCGATATTCTTGGCGACTCGAGCTATATCGTTTATGTGTCGATCGACAGAACAAAGCTGTCCTAATTTTAAGAGAGCGAGATTTTCTCGGAATCCTGTTCCGAACTGTTAATGCCAACTACTTCTCCAGGAGTTGAGATGATTATTTCGTCCATTTCTTTCCAAGAATCGTAAGCAGTCCTATTCCCATTCTCTTTAGGTCTTGGAATTCCTCCTCTTGCTGTTTAAATATAATTCCGTTGAAACACCAAAGATCAATGAAGTTCCACTCCCTCCCGAAAATTTCCTCTCGAATTGGTGGAACAGTAAGGACTTTTAATTTGGAGATCTCTTGTATGAGCTTTTGAAACTCGTCATTCGCTATATCGAGCAGTATAATTACCGTTTGTGGATCCGGTCCGCGAGGATAGTCATTGAAATGTACAGATATGTCTTTTATCTCGCCCATAAAGTAATCGTCATTCACTCTGAATAAGAAATAATAAGGTTCCTGTTTAACAGACTCGATGATTCCCAAGATATCGCTAATGTATTTTTGGAGTGAAAGCGAAAATCCAAACTTTAGGAGTATAGCTATTTTCCCGTCTATATCTTTAGGAATTCCTAATACTTCAGCAAGAGACGAGATTGTGATTACGTTCACCACCATAGTTTGCTCATCTCCTTTTTCACCTCAAATGACTGTCTGAATAAGGTAAGTAATCCAATTCCAACACTTCTTAAGTCCTCCAACGTCTCATCTTCTTGCTTCAGAACGATCCCGTTGAAATTCCAAATCTCCATAGTTTTCCATGTTCTTCCAAAACGAGTAATAGTGGAAGATTTACATCGTGAATTGATATACATCCGAGTTAACTTATGATAATCCTCTTCTAAAGTTGAAATTAAAAAATACGAAGCTTCGGGACGGCTTGGATGATAATAATAGTCGTTGTATATATCTATCTCTTCTATTTTCCTATGACATAGTCAGCTTTACCTTTGGATTTGCCATCAAACATAACGTAATGAGGTTCACTCTTGATGAGTGGAACTAATTTACAAACCCTTTCAATATATTTTTCAAACGAAAATAAATGCCCAAATCTGACTATCGCAACATTTTGCTCGTCCTCAGGGATTCCTACTACTTCAGCGGGGGATGAAATAATAATTTCATTCATTACCATATTTCACACATTTCCGGTTCAAGCACCTTTCTAAACATAGTGAGTAATCCAACTCCTATGTTTTTTAAATCTTCCGGTGTTTCATTTGTATGTTTCAGAATTACTCCATTAAAATTCCAGATTTCCATCGTCTTCCACGATCTCCCGAAACGAGGAATGGTAGAAGCTTTATATAGGGAATGATTATACATCCAATACAGCTTACTGAAATCCTTCTCTGAGATAGACAACAAAAGACCTGCTCCTTTAGTAGAATAATTTCGAAAAAGATTATAAGTTTCAATTTCCTCTATTTTTCCCATGATATAGTCGATCTTTTTCTTGAGCTTGACTTCGAAGACAATATAGTAGGTATCGTTTTCGATAAAAGACACTAATTCTATTATTGACTTGATATATTTTTTTTGGAAACTTGAACAAATGCCCGAATCTTACGATTGCAGTATTTTCTTCATTTTTAGAAATCCCCACTACTTCAGCAGGAGTAGCTATCAGAAGCTCCTTCATTTCCTACGGCTCAATTCGTTCCGGCTCTCCCCATTCTGTTGCTGAAAATCCTTTCTCGCATTTTAATCGTTTCAAAATAACCGTCATCATGTCTAAAAGTTGTGTTTCGCTTAGACAAGTGAATTCTCGTCCAATGGTAAATTGAATACAGTGTCCGTATTTCCGTCCTCCCACGAAGGCTGTTAAGAGTAAGTCTTTACCGCCTCTGAGATCTTTCTCATCAATTGATTCGTATATCCTTATATTCTTGCTCATCTTTCCCTCTTATCTTAATCTCATTGCCATAGGAGTATTCGAGTGTAAGACCACCTTAAAATCTTGCATGATTCGCATATATTTCGCTTCTATGCAAATTTTTCTTCGACCTTAATATTTTCTATGTGCTGACTTCAAAATTTTGTTATATCACATTTATGTTGATCTGACATCACATAAGGTAATCATAGTCTGCTGGAGAGAGAAGACTCAATACACCAACGCCTGTTTCGATGAGTTCCTCTTTCTTTTCGCTATCAGAAACCAAAATTACTCCTACAGTGAGAGGACTAATGCGCATTTCTCCTTTCATTCCTCCTAAATAATAATTGGTAAGACAGGACAGATAAACGTGCAATTTGTAATCATAAGAGGCTACGAACTCAATCTCTTTGTTTACATGAACACGTATTTCTTGCAGATTAAGGGAAACTATTTCTTTCTCCAAATTGAGAAGCAAGAGGATGTTCTCATTCCTTATGCTAAATCTTGAAGGAAAGGACTTAGTTTTTGGAGAGAGACGCAAAGTATAGATTTTAGCTAAGAACTTCTCTGAGCGAGGAAGAGTAAGTCTATTTAAAATTATCAATTTAGTACTATCTTTCTCGAAGAAGAATTTGAGAGAATCTGAAACGAAAGGTATTAGCTTCATTTACATATACTTTTGAAGAATTTCGTCAGGTGAATAAACGCTCAACATTCCGGTACCAACTTCGATGACCTCTTCTTCATTTTCATCTTCATCGTAAAAGACGACCATACCTGTTAGAGGAGGACTAACATGCAATTCCCCATTTCCCGCCTTATATAATTTATTATTATTATTATTATTAGTTATATTTATTATATTATTATATATTTTATTATTATACGTACTGTGTAAGACAAACTTCATTCTTTTTTGGGCACATATCTTGAATATAGGAATAGAGACAATTGTGTAGTCTTTATTAAGAATCAACATGATCTTCTTATCTTCAATACAAAACGTTAAAGGGAGAGAGACATTGTTGATAGTCAACTTTCTTCTATAATAATAAACTTTTCCTAAAAATCTAAAAGAATAGGAAAGATAAGTTTTGTCGATAATCTCCAGTGAAGGACTCTCTCTTGCAAAGAAGAACCTGAGTGATCTCGAAAAGAATGGTATTAATCTCATTTATTTGTTCTCCATTACAAACTCGTATGCCTTTCGTCTTATCTCTCCTTTTGATAGTAAACAAAGATAAGCTACTCCTATCTCCTTCAGTTCTCCAGAGTTAAGCCCCTCCTCTGAAATAATGAAGACTCCCGTGATATCCAAGGCTATTGCAGCACGATAGATAGGAAAATCAAAGAGTTCTTTAAAATCTGCAAGCTTCTTTCCATACGTTTCCAAAGTCATATATAAGTAATCACGTCTGGAAGTCGAGTATTTCAATAAATCTAAATGACAAACTCTGAATAAGCACAATTTCTTTCTGAATCGAATTAGAAAGTATATATTTTTATGTTTATCTGAAATTATGCACTTTGCTTTTCTTACAAGAATCGAAGGATATTCTGGAAGAAGCGGATTGGTCTCAATCCAGAACGTAATACTTTCGTTTTCTACTTCTATCTTTACTGTGTCCGAAAAGAAGGGTATTAGTTCCATCTTTCTCCAGATCTATTCATCTTTTCCTGAAAGAGTCAAGTATGAAACTGCTAATTCATACACTTCTCTTTCATTCTTTATCTCACTACTCGAATAGACCAATATCAATCCTTTTAGAGGATAAGTTTGTGTGAAGTCATAGAGGTACGGATATTTCCAATTTTCAAACGGGGAAAGGGTTAGTATTAAATAACGAGTGATATCAACGTAGCTTGGAGGAAAATTGTTATGCGCAGAAGTCGAATTAGGATTGACAACATAATAAACGTTCTCTGGAAATCCTTTTAGTGATGATGAATATTCTGCATTTACAACACTTCTAAATTCAAAGCTATGGAGATGAAATGGCACATATCTTCCTTTCAAAATGAAGATACACGCAGCTCGTTTGTCTTTATCGATTAAACTAATTGGCAGTTCAGGATCGGACTGATCCAATTCAAACTTAAATTGAAGACGCTGGGATGAAAAATCGAGGGATATATCGGTAGTATTCTCTTTCAATACGCCATTAATTTTATAGGCTTCCATTGTATTACCTCACAATGGTTAAATAGGCTATTCCTAAGTTGATCAGATCCTCTTCAATCTCTTCTTCACAACTCAAGACTATTCCTTCGAATCCCCATAGCGAGAAAAGTCCTTTGATTTCAAGATCTTTATAGTTTAGAGGGGATCTGATCACTAATTCTTCTATCAATCTACTATACTCTTCAAATTGTTTCTTTTGGAGTGGTGAAAATTCGATCCAGATGCTATACGGAAAGTGTGCAATTCCATTATGTTTGAAGCGTATAGAAGTTATTTTTCCTATTAATACTTTTTCGTTTGATAATGTAAATATTAGATAAGAGGGGACGGGTTGAGAAAGCATGTCTCTTAATTGTCTAAGGAAAGCTCTTGACACACTCCAATTTATCGAGAACGTTTGTTTTGAATCATCCTTTCTCACTAAGACTCTAAATTCTGAAATTCGTAGAATATTCATATTAAGACTCCTCCATCAAGAAATAGATAAGCTGATCCGATTTCTTTTATCTCGTTAGGATTTGCTTTTCTGTGAGACTTTAAAACCAATCCACATACGTGCCAAAACTGTTGCTTATTAAGAATGTTCTCCATTTCCGTATAGTCTATGACGTCTAACATAGAACACTTTAGGTTTATTAAGTAATACTCTTTTGATGATACTCTTGTCCATACATCTTCAAGACGGCACAAATAGAAACTGTGTGTAGAAGGTACCGCGAAGGGATGTATTAAAGAAAATAGAAAATAATGAGGGTATTTCTTGTTATTGAGATCACTACTTATATCTAAGAGAGTTTCAAATTCACTCTTAGAGAGAATTGGTACATCAAAAGAAATTTCTTGTTCCCAAAACTTTCCTGTTTCTACTAAAGCACTCCAGCCTTTCTTTGTTCGAAACTCGAAGATTACTTCTATTTTCCCTTTTTCTTTCTCTTTTTCTTTCTTAAAAATGTTAAACATACTAATTGAGAGTTATTCAAAATTTTCTTTGAGTCTTTTAAGCACAATTTGTTTTCCTAATCTTCGAGCATACACATAGAGTTCTGAAGTCTTTACTTTCTCATCTTGCAATCCCTCTTTTATACACTCTAAGCCTCCGCAATACTGGGGTTTATCGAGGCAATCAATTAAAGTCTTTTCTCGATTAGTAATCCATATTCTCGTTTCGTTTATGAAGCCACTCTGTAAGCCAAACATTTCATTTGCATGAACAATCCAAAAATCTAATCCGAGTATCTTGAGCCTCCTACTTCTCTCCGTAGTTTGAATGAATACTGTATTCGGGATTTGACTGGTTAGACCCAAATAGCTCAGAGCGCTCCAATAAGCTATCGCATAAGGCTGAACAATCGAAGACGCTAAAATGTATTCATGTTCAGTATACTTCCCTTTCTCTGCACCCAAAGGAATTATCATGTACTTACCTCTATAAATTCGTTCTATCCATCCTGCTTTCTCAAGCTCTTGAAGGAACCTCACTATTTTCTTTCTGTTTCTCGACTCATCAAGTTCGACTGCATCTTCAATCGAAAAGACGCTTTTGTTACTTCTGACTAATTCATCTAATAATTTAATTCTTTTCATTTAAAACTAAATAGGTGTATCCTAAACATTTAGCGTCTTCGGGGTCAGTCCCTTGGAGAATAATTCCGTGTACTGTTTCCCATAGTATTCCTTCCCATAGACCAAGGAGTTTTTTACTGCCTCGTATTCGTTTTGATTTAAAATAGTTCCTTCCAAGTCTGCTATGAGTAATGTTTTCTTCCTTCTTACTACGCGAATATCATCCAATTGACAAATAAATAAGTTAATATCTTCTCTTTTTATGTTAAATACGAGATAGTAAATAAATTTTTTAAGTTTTCTTTTTATCTTCAAGAGTAAATCTCTTTCTGCTTGGCTTATTACGATAGTTATTGCCACTCCCAGAATTTTATTTCTGTTTAAGCCTATTTCTCCATCAAATCTTTCGAACTCAAATTCGATCATATCCTGTCATCCTCATTTAAGAGTAAATAAGCATACCCCAAATTTTTAATGTCTTCACGACTCTCTTCCTCCGTCTTAAGTAGTAATCCTTTCATGTCCCACGCTTCAACTCTCCATTCTCTTCTGTGATTCCGAGAAGTTTCGGCTATACCAAACGCTGACTGTGACATCGTAGTAGTCATCTCTTCCATGTAATTGCAACCTGAAAAGTAAATCGAACGCATTGATTTAGTCAGGTCCTCATGTTCTTTTTCTTCCATCTCAAGTGTTAACTCGATGATTGCTAATGGATCCAACACGGAGTATCTCGGTTGGGATAATATATTCCCCTTTAATAATTTTCCGACGAAACAATTTTCTTTAAAAAGAAACACTAAATAGTAATTATCGATGCCAAACGTAGTTTCATTTATAACTTCCCTTGTATTGTGTAGAAATTTACTGTTGTACTTGTGAATAAAAAATGATATATTAAGATAACTCGTATCCTCTTTTATGTATGATTTTAGTAACGCTCTCCATGAGGATATGAATAAAGAGTTCATTTTACAAGCCTTTCCCCAGCAATGTGTATCAATTGCCTCATTCATTTCAGATAAGTAATATAACCCACCATGAGTCTCTTAATGTCTTCTAACGTTTCATTCTCCTTTTTCTTGATGACTATGCCCATGAATGAGAACATGTTTGATCGCATCCATCCTTTCTGAATTCTTCGTGTGATTGAATCCCACCACTTTCCTATTCCAGTAACTTCAGAGGAAAAGAAATACGAAGAGGCAGTAAATTTAAACATTGCAAGTAACCTCATAAATTTGTCTCGGTCACAAGACGCGAGGAACAATCTTATGATAGCATCGTCCTCGTCAGGATATACTTTACACATTTGGAGAGAAGAACTTAGTATTCGAAAGAGCAAGATATGATTTTTAAATCCGTCTGAGATTTCAAGACATAAATACGCATCTGCTGAAGATTTACTGAGATCTTTAATTTTTTGTATTATTTCTGGATCAAAAGTCGGAAATGTTAATTCAACATAATTCGGAATACGCTTATCAACGAGGAATACTGCCGTGGCTGTCTTTATGAGAATTATATCATTATTTATTGGCTCAATCGTTTTCATAAGCAGGTAAGATATCCCAATCCTAACCTTCTTAAGTCCTCTAAAGTTTCACTTTGTTTTTTTCTAATGACTACTGCTTTAAAAGGAAAGATGCTTGATCTTACCCATCCTTTTTTAATCTTATACGATATTAATTCCCACCATTTGCCAGTGGTAGTCACTGGTGAAAATAAAGGACTTGAGATAGAAAAGGGGAAACTTTTAATCAATTTGGTGAAATCGTCATCATCAAGCGGACTAAGATAAAATCTGACTATGGAATCGTCTGTATTGGAATTTATTTCTAAGGGTTGTAGAGTAAAATCTTCTATTTTAAAGAGAAAGTTTAATTCTTTACCTCTCGGATTCTGAAATGCAGAACTCAAATACAAATCTGAGAAGTTTGAGACATTAAGTAAATTTCGTAATTGGTAAATAGCATTTGGATCATCGCACGGAAAACTCAGATCTATATAGTCCCTAAAGTGTTCATTGACAAGGAAGAGTGCAACAGAGTTACTCATCTGAATTACGTCCATTTCCTTCGACACAGTTATGTTTACAATAAAGTGAGGTATGCCGTCCCTATGTTTTTGATCTCGTTAGTCTTTTCTCCTTTAATTTCAAATGCTACTCCTTTGAATTCACTTGTGGCAAATGTCCACTCCTTACTGTCGAAGGGGTTATGGTGACACGATAAAGATTTTACCTCTTCACTGCTAAGAGTTATTTTGAATGATAAACTCAATGGTGGAGTAATAAAGCGAGAATAAAACGGATCATATTGAAAATCGGTCTCCACTCCGTTGCGAATCTTCCCAATGTATATTTTCTTCTTCAACTTAAAAACCAGATATTTATTTTGAGATTCTTTTTTCATGTACTCTTTGAGTTCCTCAAAGTATTTGCTTCATCCCCAAAAATATATCGTGATCAAACCCTCCCGTTTAATTCGATTGATCCTCAGATGTGCTTTATATCCAGATACACGGATCATTATTCTTCTCTCCCTCTACGTTATAGAACTCTCGATATCCTCAGGTGAAAGGACTGCCAATATTCCCCTGCTCACCTCAATCGCTTCTGCCTCTTCGTTTTCACTGTAAAATGTTAATGTGCCAGTAATCACATCAGAAATTCTAATTTCTCCGTCGAACGAGAATCCACACCGGTCTAAGAGGGATTGTTGACGACTTCTTGCTATGAACATTCTCCATAGACGCCATCGTATACAATCTATTGGGAGAGCAATTATCTTGCGTTTCGTTTTCAGTATAGCCAAAGCGGGTTCAGGATTGAATTGAAAATGGAGTGGTAGTTTTTGCTTTTCTCTTCGTTTAATAATTCGTAAATTTGAGATAGAAATTTTTCGGTTATTAAACGATGATAGTCTACAAGATAGAGTTTATCATCATCTTTGAATCTTAACTCCAAATATTCGGTGATAAAAGGGACTATCTTTATCATGCACTTCTTCCCTTTCCTCCTTCGTAAAAGACTGTTCTTCCAAACGGAAGTTTCTGATGTCTATCTCTAAGACTGTCCGGAACCAGCCAAATCACTGGAAAATTTGGTGCACTGTCTGGAGACGTGCCATACGTATCTGTAACGTATATCAAACCCCTGAGCTCTGGATATTTTTCAATCTCTTTAAAGACTGGTCTAAAGTCCGTGCCTCCTCCTCCCTTCCACTCAATCTCATCAAGTTCTTCGGGACTGTGTATCCAGTGTTTTACCTGAACTTTAGCATCACATTGAAGCAGTAATACGTTCAGGTCTCCCTTGAAATATGAGAACAAGAACTGCATTCCTGCCTTGAATTCAGAAAGTAGTTCAGTATCTATTGAGCCACTTGTATCAATGGCTACACATATCTGAAGTCTGTTCCTTCCTTTGATTTGGGGATATAGCAACGGCGGATACCGCCTTTTGTGTAATCTTTTCCAATTCCGTTTACTATAACTCCTTTCAAGTACAAAAGAAGATATAATTTCACTGATTGGAAGAGGAGGATGAAGTATGTTTAACACTTCTCTTTTTAAAGAGGCTGGTAACGTACCCTGCATGAAAGAACGTAAAAGGGACTGTCTTATCGTCCGTCCCAATGCGTCATTCTTGCTGTGTTTCCATATTTTGTGACCTTGAAGACGCTTTTTCCCTTCAGTATTTTTGCCCTTACTATTTTCTTCCCCTTGTCTACTTTTAGGTTCTGATTGTCCTCCACTTGCAGACTGCCCACACTGGGATTGTTCTCCAATACCTTGAAAATTCTTCATGAGTTCTCTATACACTTGCTCAAACGTCTTGCCTGTATATTTTTCATCGAATAGAAAAGAGGACGGTAAATGTCCAAACTCCTCTTTAATTATAGCGTTGGTAACATAATCCGCTGCCATATTTGCTATTTCCCATTCTACGTCATTGGTTGCGATCTTTAGTCTTGAATCCCATACATGAGATAGAAGTATATGAAGATACTCATGGGCTAAGTCGAATGTGAGATCACTTGGAGAAATTCTATCAAGATAATCTTCGTTCAAGTAGAAGGTCTTTCCATCAGTGGCTGCTACTTCAATTGGCACTCCTCTAAATTCCCTACCTATCTCCACTGGTATGGTAAGCACTCCTGACCAAAATGGCTTCTTCTGTAAGAACATGAATTTTGCTCGTCTTATTTTCTTGAGATAATTTTCATTCATTTCTCTTCATTCAATAAACATAAAATATAGGAGTAAGAAAGTAATGAAACACGCTATCACTATATCTTCCATTATTTCATTCTTTATGATTTCTCGTTTTATTTCTTCTATATCTATTTCTTCTATATCCGAGTCCATCTTGATTATTTCCTCAAATCCACATATATTGCATATATCAAAATTTGTGTTTATTCACGATAAATTCTATTGGCTTGAGTAAAAAATTTGCGTGAGGGTGAAATATGTGCATCTCACACTGAATTCTTTGCTTGTTCTATATAGTTTTTCAATCTTTCCCATTCATCCCAGAATAGAAATATATTATCTCCTCCTACATACGTATCTCTCAATCTTAATCCTTCCTCTTCAATTTCTACTACTATGTCTTCAAATCCCTCGTGACCTTTTATTCTACCTCGTTTTAGGATGGGCATTTTGTTCCTCCTGAGTTTCTTCTATGACTTCTTCCTCCCTCTTTCCGTCCATGTCCATAAGCAGACTTCCTATGATTATAAGCATCATGCCAACAGTAAGCGGGAATTCTGTATCAAAGTACTGAATTGATAGAACTACTCCCCAAGCCAGTAAGGCTCTACCGATGCACTGAAAAAATGTCATTCTCCACTCAGCAATGGCAGTATCTCTTTACCTATGTTCTTCATCAGTTCCCTAAAGTTCTCATCACCGAGCATCTTTGAAAACATCTCTGAGGGCATTGAGTTCTTGTAATCTACAAGGAACGCTGCTGCCCCCTCAACGAATCCACCATATTCGGGATCCTTTCCCTTCTCCCAAATCGCTCTTACATATTTAAAGTACGCCTTTGAGTAGCTCATTTGCTTCTTCGAATTCTTCTCTCTACTTATCACGGAAAGAAGAGTTTGTATTGTGTAGGTTAGGACGTCAAATTCACTCGGTATATCACTAACGTCTCCTTTCAATATCTTTTGTATGTCTGGAAGTTTATCTCTTAAATCTGTGAAGGCTAAGAACTTGGCTGCCACTGAACCCCCGATCGAACCAGAGAGATCTTCGATGCTTGACAGTCCTTGCTCTAAGAGAAGAGATACTCGTTCCCATCCTCTTCCACAAGTTACTTTCTCTCCTCTGTGCTCTGGCAGTATATACAGGTCTTCGGGATGAGCACTCAAGTAGGCTATAATCTCTGGAGCGATGTGATTTTTCAATGCCCACGCTTTCCATACTTGTATGTCAGGTTCTACGTAGATCTCATGAAGACGTGCTTCGAGTGGTATCTCAAGATCCCCAACGACTGCTCCATGTTCTCTCTTGTTTCCCGTTCCACATGGGACTATTCCATCTGGTAGTGGTGTATCTCCGATCATTCTGTCGTAGAATACACGATACAGTGCTTTCTGCATTTCATTGGAAGCGTGATTCAACTCATCGAACAATAGGAATCCTTGAGCATCATCTGGATACTTTGCCCACTCTGGTGGAAGTTGAAGAACCACTCCGGAACTTGGATCTGGAACTGTCCAGCCTTCCAAATCAGGGGGTTCCAAGGTTAGCAACGATTTAGAAACGCAAAGCACTCCCATCTCTTGAGCAGTTTGTCGTATGATCGAAGACTTCCCCACTCCAGTTGGACCCCAAAGAATAAAGGGAATCCTCTTTTCGTATAATTTTTTAATTCTTTCTTTCGTTTCCCGTAGGTTCATTCTCTTTCAATACCTCCTTTATTTTTTCTTCTATTTCCCGAACCGCTATCATCAATCCGTCAGACATATAGCTATACTTTAATTGCTCTTCTTGATCAGTTTCGTTACAAGCTTTTTCTTCGAGTTCTATGGCTTTCTCTAATATTCTAATCCCAATGCTTTTCAATACTGTTACTGACTCTTCATTCATTCTCGTATCCTCCTCAATTACACATTCACCTATGAAAGGCATGCTTCTTCACCTTATTCTTTTATTGGAAGAGTATGTGAGTCCTAAATTATGACATATCGCCTCTTCTTTAATCCCTCCGCGTAATTGTTTAGGGCTTCAAGGATAGTTGTATTTCTCAAGAATTCTGATCCCTCGTATCCTTTCTCAAGAATCTGAGATATATCTCGTTTCATACCTTCTATAATAAAACTTCTTAAAAGAAAGAGTTGATGATTAAGAATAGCTGGAGCTTCTTCTATTATCCAAGATGAACAGTAAGCATCATAAAGACTCATTGATATCATTTCATTAAAACTCTTTAAAAGATGATAATTAATAAACTTTATTATCTTTCCTGCAACAATCTCGAAGTGTTGTGGGAGGCACTCAGTGGAGGAACATGATAGGAATGAAGAATGAACTGGTAGACGATAATAAATACGCTCCCGTATCTTGGGATCTCTAATTTTTATGCCCCTATTGAGATTAACATAAATTGGAATCGTGTGTATGCTTATCTCGCCTAATATGTCGTGGATGTAAATTGGAGGAAAGTCAGAAATTCTTATAGAGTCCGTTCTCATACGATATAATTCACCGTCCGATGATTCATAATCAAACTCTTGTGCCTTTTCCTTCTCTTCAGTATATCGTTCCCTAATCCCCTCCAGTATCCACATCGCCAAATAAGGAGTCGCTGAAATATCACTCTTTGCAAGATAGATGATACGATCTACTATATGCCTATTGACAGCCCATTCTGAGTTCGATTCAAATGAAAAGATTTGCAAAAACTCTTGTCTGTACTCATTTAAGTGTCTTCTCTTCCTTCCTCCACGAAAAAAATGAGAATCTATATCCTCTACGATCTCTCTATTTTTCAACAATCGATCATATAATAAATTAGTGAACTTTAATAAATTGATTGGATTGGAAAGGTACGCCTCCGCATCCACTACTTTCCATTGGTTCGTTTCTATCTTGGACTCCTTTCCGTTTATGTCTTCGATTACGAAATTACAAGTCCTCGTAAATTGAATCTCTTTCACGAAATATATCTCATCTTCTTTAGGAGGCAGTGAGTGAGGTGATATCGTTTTTCCAAATAGTCCAAGGATATACCACGCGGGTATATCTTCCCAAAGCTTGGAAACGTTAATTTTCTTCATCGTTATCACCCAGTTCTTCCTCAAGAAATTGAGACTGTTGAAAGATAAACTCTTGAGCTTCCTGCCATTCATTAGACTTCAGTCTCAATCTAATCATATTTTTTAATTATGGACTTAATCTGATACGAAACTTCTGCAAGACTATCGAACTTGCCCCACCAGTATCTTTTGTCTTCACTCTCTGTGGCACAGTCCTCTGCCCAATCTCTTTCCCCTTTTATGCACACTAATAAGTTTTTCAGTTCTTCAATGATGTCCTTTGACATTTCAGATCTAAGTTGTTCATAAGTTCGATTAGGTAGATTTGAACGAAAAAGACTAAGTAATTTTGTTGTATCTTCAGCTATTTCATCATCACTTGGAAAATCTGAAGGAGTCAATTCAATTTTTAGAGGATGACTCGATCTGGCTCCGTGGATTTTTATTGTTTTCATTTTATATGTACCCATATAGTTTGGCTAAGATTATAGACTTGTTCCCAGATTTATCTGTACTCTTGATTATTCGTTCTTCCCCATCTTCTTCGAAAACAAAAGCACCTCCCCGTGATGTCACATAATTATAGGCTTCTTGTTTATCCCTGAAGGATAGTTTTTTGACCACATCGAGAAACTGTTCCCCTCTGAAATAAGTGCCCTCAACTCTACCATCCTCTTTACTATCCTTATTTTCTTTCTTTTTCTTGTAGTCTTTTACTTCGTATTTTCCTTTACCTACTTTCACTATTTTTCCTCTCTTCCCCCAACCTGTATCTTGATTATAGAAGCTACGCCAGTCCCATTTCCATGTAAGATCTGTAAATCTACGTTTTCCATCTACTCGGAAGCTGCCAATCAAGATAGGATCTTTTCTTCGTTCCAACAAAAGCACAAACTTTGATCCTCCGAGCATTTCTTGGAACTCCTTTGATAACATCATTAGAATTAACTGCCTCTCTGTTAGTCGAAGAGAAGACAAAAACAAGGTAAATTTCGCTGTATCGCTAAGTTCATCGTAACTATTCCATGACGAAAACGCCGACATGTGTCCTCTGTGGAATAATATGGCTCTCCTCTTTCCTTTCAGTGTGACTACGAACGGGTGAGTTAGTTTCGGTTTGACCTCCCCAGCACTCGCCATCCTCCAGTGTGATACCACCGGATACTTTCCTTGTACCTCATCAAGAACTTGATATGCACCATCTGGATCCATCAAGCCTTTCATTACGTTCCACTTGTTTCCTTTGAAATACGCAAACCCGAACCCATCAGGATTCTGGTTCCATATTTTCTCGAACTCGTCGTACTCTACTTTTCCGCCCTCTTTAATCACGGCTATTTGACACATCTTATTTCTTCCTCCTCCTTCTTCTAAATAAACACTCTATTGCTCGTTTCAACCGTTCAGGATCTCTTCGAATCATTTTTTGTCTGAAGGTATACGGTAAACCAACAATTATAGTTCTACCATCCATGAATCTGTTTAAACTCTCAGAATTTATGATCCTCAAGTCACAGTCGATTAGATTTTTCTTCACGATATTATAGCTCTTCGGATCCCCAACGTATACTCTATCACCGTGAGAATATGACACTCCGAAGACTACTATTCTCTCGATCCCTGGAATATCCACTTCAACATCGACCTCCTCTCGTGGGAGATGGTCATCATATCGATTACATACTACTTTCATTGAAACAAACACCTCAGAACTTTTTTCAAAACTTCTGTATCACCTTTGATATACTGCAATCTAAATAAATGTGGTAGTCCAACACCTATTACACCTTCTTCCTTTTCTCCTCGAAAATCCACTTTGATTATCTTTGCATCAGTTGTATTTCTTCTGATGTGATCCGCCCACTCGCTTGAAATGAGAATCTCATCTCCACAACTACCGAATACCTCGATTCGTTTAACGTTTTCTAATCCCTTTATTTGCATTGGAACTCTTTTTTTAGGCAAGCCCTCAAAATCTCCGATATATGTTACTTTCATAACTTCCTAACTAATCTTCTTTGAATATCCTCGAATTTAAAAGGATCTTTTATGAATTTCTTTATGAATAGCGTTACCACGAGTAATTGGCGATACGTAGTTATCTTAGGCAATCTGAATTCGACCGTGCCGAGACCATTAGTCATTGTATTAACGAAGAAATATCGTTCATTGGGTTCATCTTGATTTGCAAACTCATTTGGATTTCTGCCCCACAGGCGTCTGTCTGTTACAACGTCTTCGAGATACCCCTGTGCTCTTTCGATTCTTTGCAATTCATCAGAAGACACTCCCACATGAATATGCGATGATACAAGATAAGTCTTTAGATAATCTGAGTAATCTTCATATATCGGTCTGAGCGACTGAACAAAAGAACGCCTTGACAAATAAATCGGAGATTTCATTTCACAATCGCTCACGGTTGCATCCTCCGTAGGAAGGAATCCTCTTAATAACAGTCTTGCAAATATTGCAGTTCGAATATGTTTATCTTCTTGATCTGGAGATCGAAACTCGAGTTCGGTGCCCCACGTATAATCACCAGTATCCTTGGCTTTTCGTGTGCCTTTTACTATCTCGTTTCTTGATGGGTAAGGATGAGCATTATAGAAGTGGTTATCACAAATATATCCTATTCCCTTGACGTACACAGAACACGCTCTTTCTCTTTGACACAATCTGCACTTTTTAACATTAAATCCACGGATTCCGATCATAGAACTATTTTACCTCTCAGTTCTAATTGGGTTACTGGATCAAAGTACTCCTCTATTTCGTACTTTTCGCTTTTCCTATACAACTCGTATAATTCTCTAAAATTCTTTCCCGGTTTGTGTAGGTTGCCGTCTGCGTCTCGAAATAGCGTCACCCCGACTCTCCTAAAATATATAAATTTCCCGAGTTTCTCGCCGTTCTTTTTTCGCACTACCAAATTAGATACATTGTTCATTCTTTCCTCACCTCCTGTTTCTTTCCAAACTCAAATGCCTCTCGCTTATCATACGAGAGGACGAAAAACCACGAGGAAATGTCCACTCCTTCTTCTCCATTATAGGTATCACTCATTTTAATCCTCCAAGAATTTATATACGCCAGACTACTCCTTATATTCCCCTATCTTTTCAATCTTCCATCCTCTTTCCACGAAGTCTATTAGTGTATATCTCACAGCCGGGCACTCTGGATCCTCTACTATAAACCCCAAGTGATAATAATCTGCATAACCCTCTCCGTCGCTATATTTCTTGAATCGTACTATACCTTCATGTACAATCTTTCCTTTTTCGTTTGTTGCTCTCAGTATATCCCCAATCTTATACACTTTTCCGTCTATTTCTACCCCATCTTTTCTCAATTTAATTGCGTACATTTCTCTTTCCTCCTTCATCCAACAAGCCAGCCTTTGAGAGTTCTTGCGTGATATCCTGGACTGTGATTTCGAGCCCTTCTTTTCTTATCAACTGTTCAATGACATTTATCATTTCTTCCTCGTATTCAATTTTCGATGGCAGGGTAAAAACACGATCTAATATTTCCTTTAAGGTATAGTCTTTCAAATCATTTAAATATATAGAATAATAAGATATGAATTTAGTTATGTTGATAGCAACTTCTCTATTGATTGTTATTCTGCACATGTAAGATAACCACCCCCAATTTTTCTATATCCTCTAAACTTTCGTTGTCTTTCTCATCTCCTATTAATTATTTCTCTTATTTCCTTTATTTCTTCCCACAAACTTTCTATCTCCTCGTCAATCATTCTTACGATTTCTCTTTCGGTTACTACTCTCCCTTTTGCGTATTCCTTTGCAATCTTTTCCAGTATTTTCATTTGTCACCTCCAATCAAATCCGTCACCAAAAAAGTTTTGGCGTTGCTCATTCACACTCTTTAATCTTCTTTCTTCCACTTTCCGATCACCCCCTATATTTGCCTATATCTATATATCCTCTCTATAATATATAAATATAAAATCAATCTTTTACATATAAATGAATCTTTATATTTCCAGCCTCCCGCCACTCCTCAATCTTATAATAATATAATATATAAATATATAAAAATAAAGAGAATAAAAGGAGGGGGACTAAACGTCCTATATTCAATCAATCAATCTAAGCTTGATTAGTGCACCCGTGAGGACTTTCATCCTCAAACGGATGCACCAATCTATTTAGGCAGTGGGGCAGGAGCAAAGGAGGGGCTACTAAAGAGAAGCGTAAATTTTTCATCCGATAAAGACAGCATCAATCTAAAAATGAATAGTAGAATCTTAATCTCTTTCCTCTTCTGCGTTCTTTTCTTCTCTCTAATAGAGAGAAGAACAAATAAACAAATAAAGGTATAAAGCATAAGACAAATAGGATAACATAATATGCTACACATAGGGATAGATTGAAAGATGTGCTTAACATTTTGCTTCTCACCTACCATATTCTTCATGTATGCAATTTTTATTCTCATGGGTATATTATTATATTCCCCTCATTGGATATTTTGTTATGCTTCATAATTTTGCCCCTCATGTGATTTTCCCTCACCCTATCCCACCACATTTTGAGTATGTGAGTACCAAATTACAAAAATCCTAAATTTATCGCACATCATAACACAAAGACACCGGTTGGTGTTAAGCTTTATGTTGTTGTGAAGGATTCCTGGATGTGTGTTATTCCTTCATAAAGATGGCTTGGGATAACACATGTTCATACACAATTGGTATGAATTCACACCACATTTTTATGCCGATCTGCATACATCCTGGCTGATGGGTAACACAAGATATGCTCACCCACAGCTTGCCCTCTTACAAAATGCTAAAATGCACACATGTGTACATGATATTTGAATTTTTCTTTAAGGGTTCATGAAAATTTTTGTTTATGAAAAATAGGGTTAAATAGGGGTTTAACCATAGGGTTAATTGGTGATAAAAAGAAAAATGAACAAAACATCACCAAAGAAGGAAGAAAAAGAAGCTAAAGGAAGTAGCGAGCCTTTAGCACAAAAGGAGAAGAACGCTAAGGTAGAGAAGAAGGAAGAAATAAAGGAGGAGGAAAAAGAGGAAACAAGGGATAGGTACGTCATACAATACAATAAGACAACAGAGGAAGACAATTATGAAACGTTGCGGAAAGAAGGAAAGATGTGGGTAACAGATAAAAAGGAGAAAGCACAAGAGATCGCGGAGAAGCTTCTGAGTAAACATGTGGATTTAACGATGGTAAGGATATGCAGAGTGTCCAATAATATCCTTATACCGGAGATAGAATTGACCGGTAAGGATATTGTAATGAAAAACAAGGAAGTGTTGCCCAAAGAGATGCAAGGAGTAATTAGCGAGGATATGCTACAATACATGGATGACTCAGAGATATCTTCTATCCGCAATTTGATAGCTGAATACATGAGGAAGAAACAAGAGATAGAAACATTCAGCAGGCTTGCAGTGCAAAGGAGTGCTTTTAAGAAGAACAAGCAAAAGATGGAAAAGCTTGCGGAGATAAAGCGAAGTTATCAAGCTGCGAAGGAAGCTTACGAAGAAGCTAAAAAAGCTTGGGAAGAAGCGAAGGAAGCAGTCAACAGTTTCATTGAAGAAGAAGAAAAGCACCTTCCCGCGATCGGTCGATGGCTAAGAATAGAGATAACCGGTGTGGGAAGAACAGTGAGAAGAACATCGGGAAGGACACGCACGGCGGGGGGCAAAAGGGAGATAATCCTTAAGTTCCTCCGTGAACATAAGGGGGAAAGGTTCAAAGAGAGCGAAATAAGAAGGAAGCTTCAGGAGATAAACAAAGAATATTCATGGACTCAGCAGTCAACTTGGAACCCCCTTAAATCCTTGAGAGAGGAGGGGATAATCAGTCAGGACGACAAGGGAAGATATTATCTTCCCTAATCTACTTTTCTTTAGGAGGGATAGAGATATGAGCGAAAGTGAAGAAATATTAAGCAAACTGGTCAAGGTGATAGCGAAGATAAGAGAAGATGAGGAGAAGCTACGAGAAATAGCGAGGAAACTAAAATGCTAATCATTAAGAAGAATCCACTCCATCCCGAAACTGGAAGCTTATTTCTCAAATACCGGGATGGTGAGGAGGGGTTCATAAGAATGATCCCTGCCAGCGAGATGAGGGAGATCGAGGAGGGGAAAAGGGAGATAAGGAGGGAGGGATAATTTCTTTTCCCTCAATTTTATTTCGCGTTATCTTTAAATTTTATTTGAATGATCGAAAAGCTTAAGGTTTACCACACCTATATATTAACTGGTGATAGAAAAATGCGAGAAATAGCAATAGCTATGTATGTAGTGGCTTTTGTATTAACAATAAGCTATTATGTGGTTATAACAATAACTTGATTTTTCTTATTCTTTATTATTTTTTGATTTTATGAATTTTTCATATTCTTTCATTATTTTTTCTTAAATTTTGTTATTCTGAATTCTTCATAAAAAATTTATGAGATTTGTGAAGAATTAAGATTTGTGAATTGTTCATAAAAGTAAAAAAATGAATCTTAAAAAATAAAATTTTATGAAAAATCCCGATTTTCTTCATAAAAAATAAGAATTCATAAGAAATTATAAAAATTTTCTTGATTTTATGCTCTTGATAGCAATTTTAAATTAATTTTTCTTATTAAATTTGAATTTTTCATCCAGAAATATCAAAAAATAAAATAAATATCAAGAAAAATAAGACAAAATTATAAGAAGTGAAATGAAATTCATACGAAATCATAATATCCTGGGAAAAAATATGAATTTTTAATATGCTGGCATTAGCACACACCCACAGGGGGAGGGGGAGGGGGTGTCCCTAACTCTTTCGAAAATGGTTATTTCGGCGAATAAAATGGTAGGGGCAAATATCTGGGTTTTAAGCCCAACGCTGCCTCCGTTAGGCGATTCTCCGAGGAGTTTGAATAAAAATCCTCTGAGAGAGCTTCGTTTAAGAGGCGTCTCGTGATGTTCACTGTAATCGGTTTCGTGTGTTTAACCATTCTCCGCCGCTCTTTTATTCTTTTCTCTTACGTAATCGTTTAAGTGTTTTACTCCTTCACTACGTAGTATGAAGGTAGTAAAAATTACCCTTTTATTATTAATATTTATTTAATTATATTTATTTTATTATTTTATTATTGGGGGACAAAAATCAGGATGCAAGCTATTGAATACGAAATGCGAAAAAACACATCTCTATTTGTAGGAGTCATCTTTTCTCCTTCCTTCCCATATTGGCATATAGAGGCTCTTCAGGCTTTCTTAAATACTAAGAAGCCTCTTAGGTGGATGCTTGATATAGAAAGAAATCATGGTATTGCTGCTGCAAGAAATAAAATAGTTCAGTCTTTTCTTAAGACGACCTATACACATCTTATGCTCCTCGACTCAGACGTGATTTTGTACGAGGATACGGTAACTCGAATGCTCGAAATAGACGAAGATGTGGTAGTTGCAAACGTACCACAAAAGCCCGACGGAGGTGTTCCATGTGTAGAGCATTCAGAGTTACCATACAAAAGGGGCAAACAAATATCCGTAAATGGTGCCCAGCCAGTGAAGAAATTCATGCTCTGTGGTCTTGGATGTATCCTCGTGAAGCGGGAAGTCTTCGAGCAAATGGACTTTCCTTATTTCCGATATGCTTCACAAGAGTTCGATACTCTTCCTGATTGGTATAGAGTATCGGAGGACTATTTCTTCTTTGTACGTTTAGAAGAGCTTGGTATAAAGCCAGTTTATCTTCCTAAAGCAAAAACTAAGCATATTACGAGTGCTGCGCTTGAGTGCGGAAAGGGGTTGGTACTTGTATGAAAGTAGGAGTCATAACTTCGGTTTTCTTTCCTCTTATAGACAATGCTTACAAGTTCTATGGAGGAATGGAAATTAGAACTTTGTCCTTGATTGAATATCTAAGCCAGAGAGGGCATGATGTACATGTCTTTGCGACCAAGGATTCTTCTCTTCACATAAAGAATGTGACTCTTCATACCGGAAATTACCCTATTTGGGACGGCAAACGTTTATCGTCCTACGATACAGAAAAAGATATCATAGTGAGCAATTTGGACATCCTAAAGAGTTGTGATGCAGTTATTGAGGATAATCATTTTCATTATTACAATTATCTCGCTTCGAAGAAAGGCTTCAAACAAAATGTAGCAATGTCTTGGGACTTCTATCCGAATAATCTCAAGGTCTTACCTCCTACACCAAGAAATGTACTTTGTGTATCGAAGTGGTTACGCAATGAGATTAGGGATAAGTTCGCTCATGCTGGACACAAAATTTATTACGCTTATTCAGGACTAAACTTGGATTACTATAAGCCTTTTAATAATCACCCCTCCTTTGATGGACCAATTTTGTTCCTCAATAGATTTTCTCACATCAAAGGAGGGCATATATTCCTTCAGTTGGCAAAAGATATGCCTGACGAGGGATTCCTAATGATGGGTGACGTTCTCTTTACACAAGAAGGTACTTACGCGTGGAAACTCAAACAAATAGCAGACGATATGCCTAATGTAAAAGTCATATTCAATGCTTCATGGGAAGAAAAGATTAATGCGTTGCAGACATGTAAATTTCTTGTTCATCCGTGTATAGTTCCAGAGCCTCTTGGGCTTGATTGTCTTGAAGCACAATATCTTGGCAAATACGTTATAGGATTTGCGATGGGTGGACTCCTTGAAACAGTTAAAGAAGGTAAAACAGGAAGTTTAGTCTTTCCTGAGAGAAATTCAGAGGCAAATTACAAGAGGTTGAAAGAGAGAGTCGAAATTTTTACATCAAAGGAACCGAATCCGAAAGTTTGCATTAGGAACGTTGAAGAAAATTTCAATTTCAAGAAGTTTTCAGCTCCTGTTTATGAAGCAATACTGATGGGCAAAAGTGAAGATGAAATCCACGAATTAGAACGTAAACAAAATGCTGTCGCAATATGAAGGATACGACCCCAATTCTCGTTAAAAGTACAACAAAGCAGAAACTTTCGGAGGCAAAAGAAATACTTCGGAAGACTTGGGATGATTTCCTTGTGTACCTTCTCGAGTTTTATATTTCTCATGCAGATGAGGATGATAAGGAGTTAGACAAGGCTGATGTAATGCGCTATTGCATCTCTTCTCCCGATACGAGTTCACTCGAGTTCCATAGAGATCAGCTTACGAAGATTCTTACAGATTTGGAACACACATACGCAACAACCGGTGATCCAAAAGACAAAGCGACAATTGCTGAGAAGATTGCTCGTATTAATGCCTCTCTTAAAGACATTTCAAAAACTGATGAAAGTAGTCGAGTACTTGAAGAGATAGCTCAAATAAAAAAGAACAGATTAAAAATCTTAAAGAATATAGCTCCAACAAAAACTGTAAAACGAAATGAAGATAAAGAAGAGATATCGGAAACTGAGAGTGAACAAGAAGCAAATAATTAAGGTCATTTGTGATTATTGTGGAAAGGAATACGAGGTCACTGAGCAAGTTTACTATGCTAAGATGCGACAGGGCTTTAGATACTTCTTCTGTTCGGAGCAATGTTTAGCCCGTGCTCGTGCAGAATACTTATGGAACCGTAAAGCGCCAGTTAACATTCCTGATGAGCTTAAAGAAGAGCCTGAAGTTGAGGTGTCTCTCATACCGGAGGATATGCAAGGCTTTTGTTACTATTGTCATCGACGAATCCCAAAGTCAGCAATATTTTGTGAAGAACACGCAACCAAAGAACATCTTGCAATATTTGAAGCAACTCAGGAATTGCCAGTTCACCCAAGAGGTTGGTGGTCCTACGAAATAATTAAGGATTGGCTTTCAGGTTACAAGAAAATTCTTCTAAAAGCTCCGTCTGGAACGGGTAAGAGCGTTCTTGAGGACATTATGGCGTATTTGAATTTGACACTCTTCGATAATTCCTTCACTCTTATAGGTTCAATTTCAATGCCAATAGCCGTGCAGCACATAGACAGAATTCGTGGATGGGTGGCTATGTCTCCCTTTAGAAACTTCATAGTGTATGACAGTAAAGAACAAATAAAACTTAAGAATGGTTCGAGAGTGTTAGCGATAGCGCAAAATGAAAAGACTCGAGGTGGTTACCATCCTGATTTGATTCTGTTGGATGAGCTTGCTCGTATACGACCTTCTGCCTATTATGGCTTGTTTTATCAGATGGGAAAAACAAAGGGGGCAACTGAAATAGGAGTATCGACTCCATTCCTCAACTCAGGAGCCTTTCTCAAGCTTTGGCATTCAGGAACGTCCAGAAATTATTCAGTAAAGCTTGAAGATTGTTGGTTTATTACTGAAGAAATGATAAGGGATGCTCAAAAAGACATGTCCCCCTCCTTTTTTGATCAGGTATTTAAAGCTGAATTTGTAGCAACCTCTAATAGAGTGATTCCAGATGAGCAACTCCTTAACGCTATTACGGATACAAGATCGAAATATACAGGAGAAACAATAATGGGTCTCGACTTTGGACGCAAGCGAGATCATACAGCATTGGTAGTTCTTAATGATGAGGGTCATGTCATATACACCGAAATTTTGCCTCTCAAGACAACTTGGCGAGAACAATATGCCATAATACGCGATAGAACAAAAAAATTTAATCCTACCACGATATATGCGGATCAGACATCGATTGGTGATCCCATACTGGAGGAACTTTCGGACCTTCCGATTGAGCCTGTCCTAATGTCTAACGATAAATTAAAAAAGAAGATTATTGACAATTTGGTTTTGTGTTTTGCTTATAATTCGATTCACATACCCAAAGATGAACAAAAGTTGATTGATCAGCTTTCAGCTTTTGTATATTTAGACGATAACTTAAGTAAGTGTGGTCCTGAAGGAGGAGCACATGACGACCTTGTGGACGCGTTGGCTCTTGCCTCCTTGGGACTCGAACGACATATTGATGAAGAAGAAACTGCAGATAGTTGGGGAGCGATTGGTGGAGAACGGTCGCTCGATATGGAAGAAAGTCCTTGGACAATTGTATGGTGATCGGGATACAGATCCTTGGAAAGTAGGTGCTCCGAGTGGTGAAGACGAGAGTGATGAGTCTTCCAGAACTTTTAAGACTACACACGCGTTAGAGGTGGGTGGACCATCTCAAGAAGACTGGGAATTGTATTTGACAAGTCCTCCAGCATTTGCAGCAGTTGAAGCCGTCACCTTTGCTGTTCTCTCTGCTGGTTTTGAAATTCATGGTGAGAGTGAGCAAATTAGGGAAAGATACACACGGCGCTTTGATAAAGTATTTCCAAAGCTTTATTCTGTTATGCGAGACGCTTTAGTATTTGGCGACAGTTATTCGAGAATCCTCTTCGGGAGGGATAACCATTTTACTGATATTGAAGTTTTATTTCCGCTCAATGTAGTAACTCAGAATGGTAATTACTTTGTACGAGAAGGCGGGAAACTTGTTCGCGTCAAAAATATTTGGCACTTTCAAGCTATGGCTCGTACAGATTCCTCATTTGGCATATCAATGATAGGTGTAGCAAGACAACCTCTTAAGTGGAAGAAGGAAATTGACGAGAGTGTCCACGAGGGTATTATCAGACACGGTTTTGCGAAATATCACATTCAGTGCCTTCCTGACAGACGAGGACTTTATCCCGATGAAAATAAGCTCAAAGAATTGGAGAGACAATTTAGAAAGATTCACGTTGGTCATGAGTTTGTTTCGACAGATAAGGTTAAAATTGATCCAATTGACACGTCTGGATTTCCAGCTCTCTTAGACTATCTGCAATATTACACGAGTCTCGCTGCAACCGGCTTAATGGTTCCGGCTGAAACTCTTGGACAGGGTATAGCAACTTCACAGTATGCAACTGCTAAAGTAAGGATGGAATTCTTCCTCAAGAATACTATTCCTTATTTCCAAAGAGTCCTTGAATGTTCCATTAATGATAATCTCATGGGAGAACGAGCTGAGGGAGCTATATTTAAATTAAATGAGCCTAAAGAAATTTCGTATAAGACAGGATGATTCACGATACATTTACACCTTTAGGACGAGAGAAAAAGGATATATTTCACGATAGGATTTTAGTAGAGAGTGGGGACATGTTATATGATTCCACATCCCAAGGTGTTCCCATTTTCATACCCCCTAATGTTCTGAAAAATGCTCGTATTCCTAAAAAGTTACCATTTCAGATTTTTCACAATGGAAAGGAAGTTGGGGAAGTTAAAAATATTCGATGGGATGGTAGAGCGCTTAGAGGAGATATTCATGTTTACCCTCAACACAATGAAGAGGTAGTTAGAGAGCTTTTGAGGGGAAATCATGGTTTGTCTATGCGCTTCTCTTCTATTGATGAGGATTATAAAACCTATACCTTAATTAAGGACTTGACGTTGGAGCATTTAGCTCTTGTTCCAGCTCCAGCGTCGCCGTCTGCAAGAATAGTGTAAAATTCTACGAAAGAGATAAGGAGAAAAGAAATGGGTGAATTAGCTGATAGGTTAAAAGAATACGTCGCTAAGGTGCAGACCCACGAACTCAGTGCGTCTGATGATATACGACGACTAACGCAGAAAGCCTATTATAACGCTGTCATGGCTGGAGCTAAACGAAGGGAATTCATGAGGAAGATATTACCTGTTGTCAAAACAAGTTCACATAGAGTGAGAGTATTCACATCTAATGCGAATGGATATGCTTCAAAAGGAGCTTATAAGGGTGAACCTCCTATTTTTCATCCTAAATACACAAGCGTCGATGTGGTCACCGAAAAAGCTTGGACTTTACCTCTCGCTCCAAAAGAATTGGTTGAGGACGCAGAATTTGGCTTAATAGAGAATGAGGTTTCATTGGCTGGTATGCGATTGGAGAACACTTTAAACCAGGATGCAATTTCTACTTTAATAGATAGTGCTGATCATTCTGTAACATGTAGCATAGCATCTTCAGTAACGGCAATAAAAGACGCTTGTATTTATGTTGCAAACTCTCAATTTACTCCAACCCATTTGATTGCCAATCCATATTTCTTCTTTTCTGCTATGGCAACTGCACAGTCACCTTTAATGTATAATGAGGAACAGGGTGGTCCTCTTGATATGAAATTCCTTGCTGTGACTTCAAATGGCAATAAAAATTGGAGATGGGAAAACGCAGGAGATGTCGGAGCAGTAGTGTTAGATGCTGAAATGGCAGCACTGATCCTCATGAAGGAGGATATAACAGTGAAAAAATATTCTGATCCTCTCAATGATTTACGTGGTGCAATAGTAGAAATGAAATACAAAGTTGTAGTAAGAAAACCCAAAGCTATTTGTATAATTAAACATGATTAGGGGAGGAAAATGCGAACAATTGTTCTATTAGTAGCTCTTTTAGTATTATGTCTCGTTCCGCTTTCTCAAGCAGCCCTTTCCAGTGTGGTCACGCTTAACGCTACGGACGCGTCAGGGATTAATCACGAGTTGTATTACATTGATTTCCGAGAAGACTTGGATGAAGGAGTGATTTATAACTCAGAGAGCACTGCTGATCGTGGAACCGTTTTATTCAAACAAGAGGCTATGAGTGCTGGTAATGCCATCATGGTAGCCACAAATTATACCTATTTTGAAGGACGTGCTTTAATATCAGGTGCATCTTTAGTAGAGAATATGGGCGGAGTCAATGTTCACAGTGCCAATTACACATTAGGTGTGGTAGGTCTAAAAGGAACTTCCAGTTCCAAATTAGCTGTGGCTTCTGCTTCGAGTATCTCTCCCTACAATGTGCAGTATCAGTATAGCGTTTCGGGAGCAAATGGAGGCGCAGGGATTGGTGCTGCTGAAGTAAGTAACACAGGTAAGACCCATGCAAAAACAACAATAAGAGATGCAAAACAATTTGCATTGTCTGGTGAGTTGAGTTGGTCAGTACCAAAACCCGCTGGAGGAATAGAAGTACCAAATACAGACATATCACATTTGTGTGTATGGGCTCAGGAGAGTCCTGCATATCCTATCTTTCCAGGAATAGGAGCGTGAAATGAAAACTCCTCTTTCCTCTATTTTTAATTTTGGAGCAATTCCCTCTCCTTGGGATAAAAGGGACGTTATATACGCGGCTCTTACTTCAAAAGAGAAGCCAGAGGTATTTAGTCTTAAGAAATACCAAGGACCGGTAGTAGATCAAGGTTCTCGACAGATATGCGTTCCTTGTGCGTTGTGTGCAATTGTAGAGTCAAAGCAATTTTACAATACTAATTTGTCCGAATGTTACATTTACAAGCGTCGTTCCCATAAGGGAGACGGTATGGTGCTGAGGAACGCTCTCAAAATTATGCAAAAGGAAGGCACTTGTCAAGAAATGTGCTTTCCGTTGTCTACGTGTCAAGAACGATGCAGTGAAAGTTCAATTAAAAAGAATGCTCTGTCTTATAGGATAGGAGAATATCACAGAGTATTCAATGACATTATTGGCACAATGTTTACACACAAATTACCAGTGTTTGCAGCCGTTCCCGTGTATGATAATTGGTCCTACGACGCTTGCATACCCATGCCCTCTGGTGAATTCTTAGGCTTTCACGCTATTACGATTGTAGGATATGACCTCACAAAGAAATATTATGAATTCAAAAACTCTTGGGGAACAGAATGGGGAAACGGGGGATATGGGGAGTTGCCTCTCAATTATCCGATAGCCGAAGCGTGGATAGTTGAACCAAAACAGGGTAGTGACAATAAAGATTTAATTCCCGACGATGTAACTATAAAGAATGCGATATGTGGAATGTCCATTTTCGGACTTGGTATTGAGCTTGAGATTACTGTTCCTTGGGATTGTACCGTAAAACCTAACTTCGGGATATTCCGGTTTCCACGAGCCCTCCATAGAGGGACGAATACGATCATGTTTCGAGTTCCATTCAAGAAGGGTTTACAACCCTTGAGCTTGACCTTTAAACACAGAAACTCGTTAATTGAAATGTCTGCTACTCTTTCTAATACAATTCAATTGAGTGAGTGGGAAAGAATTTAAATTAGAATGAGCCTACGAGTAACATTTCTCGGAGTGAGTGCAGAAGCAAAGGGACACTCTTGCATATTGATTGAGTCCCCTAAAGCGAAAGTTCTTTTAGAACCCACCCAGCGGGTTAAGGATGTTGATGCTGTTATAATTACGGATATAGACAAAGATGAATATAGCGAATGGAAATATTATGCAGACCAAGGAGTTCCAATATATTCAGTAGCAGCAATAAAGAGATGGGCAGAAGATGATGAGCTTCGTGAGCACATTCAAGTGATAAGCAACAAGTTCTCAATTAAGGGTCTCCACATGAATTGGCTAAAAGCTAATGTCGCTCCTCACGAACCAGCAGGCGGAGTTAGAATCCCAAGTTACGATGTAGATATAGTGCCTGAACTTCCACCTTATATTCCTCAAGCTTTAATAAAGGCATTCGGACTGCCACCGTCTCACATCATTGTTGGTATTGGCTCTTATAAGAAGTTTGATCACAAAATATCATTTGAGGATTTTCTTCTTCAACTTGAGAAGACTCGGAGTGGCAAGGAAAAAGGTCTTTTATCTATTACTCTTACAAATTTCAGGAAAGATTTAAAGGAACATAAAAGTGAAGTCCTTAGAAGACTGAAAGAACGATGGGATATACCCGTCTTTTGGGCGGAGAAGGACATGATACTTGAGTTCTCTAAGAGTGGACAGGTTGAACGAATAAATGGAACTTCTGGTGAATTAGAAAAGCTTTACCTTAAAGAATTCCTTTCCAAAGGAGTGGATTATGACATTAAACATGTTAAAACAAGGTGGAAAGAATGCATTGCAGATTTGCGATATTTGGCTAACAACGCCGTGCCTCGCTTGAAAGCAGGAAAGAAGTGGGGTGAGTGGACTCTTGATGCGTGCTATAAATATTTTGCTGCTTTGATAGATGCTCTTCGCAGTGTGTATTTTACACTTGTTCCTCCCACTCAACCTGAGCTATACAAAATAGAGCATCCTGATAAAGATCCTAAGGAAGCACTTAAGACTTCTTTCTGGCAGACATATTTAAAGGCTAAGAAATACATGAAGTCCAAACCTCCCAAGGATGAGGAAGAATTAAAAGAGTGGAATAAGAAGCGAGCAAAAATAATAAGTGCGTCTGAAGAAACAAAGAACCTTAAAGTTGGATACCTTTCTAAGGCTAAACCATATTTACGATTCTTCCTTCCTACTATTCATGAAGATATTGCGAGTGCTGGATGGGATGAAAAGAAGCTCCTTATTGATGTTAAAGCTGATGGTCTTAGAATTACTCTTTGGAAGTCAGGCGGTAAAGGGTACGTGTTTGTAGATCCAGAAGAACTTAAGCACAAGTCTCCATTAATAAACAAATATATTCCTCAGATAGTGAGAGAGATCGAAGAACACTTCCCTGATAACACAGCTCTTGATGGGGAACTTTATGCAGCAAAAGGCAATGAGGCTTTACATAGAACTGTCATAAATGGAATTATAAATACTAAGCTTCCTCCCGAAAGATTCATACCTTATGCGTACGCATTTATATTTGATGTCCTTGTTTATAAAGGGAATGATGTTCGAGATAAATCTCTTGAAGATAGACTGAAACTGCTCCAAACTTTCAAGTCCACTTCACATATCAAAATAGAAAAAGTAAGCAAAGTTGCAATACCAAGCTATTCTGGGTACATAGTAGACGGGAATAACAAGAGTATGATAGATAAAGCCATTCATTTGATAAAAACTTCAAAACACGGTCTCCATAAGGGATTGCAAGAGGGTGTTATGATTAAAACTTTAGATCATTTCTACGAAGTCCCTACGAATAAAGGAGCAGCTAAATGTAAGTTTTGGCACGAAGTTGACACTGTGGTGCTGGATAAGAAGTTGGTAAAAGGACAAACTGATGTATGGAATTATTATCTGGGCATTGAAATACCAGCCGGATATGCTAAGATGATGCTTGATGATACTCAGGCGTATAAACGGGTTCGATGTTTGTATAACGGTCATCTTTACAAAAAGAAAGAGTGTCAAGATTATTTAGACAGGCGAGGTGCTCGATTCTTTATGGAATACGGAAAGTCGGATAACACAAAAATTAAGTGTGATGTTGGAGACGTCCTTAGAGTGTCCTCTGAAGAAGTCCTTTATAATGCAAACGAAACTCATCCAGAATGCCCCTATTATACAGGATACATAAATAGGGCGATGGAGCCAGTGCCAGAAAGAAAGACTTCTGATAATTTAGTCGTGTTGCACCGTCTTGCTTTACTTGAACCTCAGCGGATACCCTTGGAAGTCTTAGCGAAATGGAAAGAAAATATGCCTCCAGAGATAAAGAAGTATTGCGACTATATCAGGTCCTTATCTACTCCAAAACTAATTCAATTTTATAATGCACTAAAGAAGGTTCAAAATGAAGAGTGAACTCATAAACACTCAGAATGTAAACACTCTACTCGAATTGGTAGAGTCGGAACTCAATTATAGACATGCGAAGAGATTACACATTCCAAACAGAGGAATATATCTACCCTCGCCACACGCTAAGCTTATTCACGACGGTCACAAGACAGTAATCCTCAAGAATAGGAAATTTAAGATAGCAGGTGTCCCATTCCTTTACTGTGACAATAAATATGCTTATGGTGTATTAGAACTCAAAGAACCAAAAGAAATTAAGACAGAAGGACAATTTAAGGCTCTCCAGAAATATCACAGAGTAACCAAGAAAGAGTTTGAAAATTGGAATTGGACCCTACCTCTTTACGCTTATTACATTAAAGAGGTTCACAATTTTAAGAAGCCTGTAAGGATTAACCTTCCTCAAGGTGTGCAAAACTTTATTAAGAATCCAGTTCAGTATTTAGAAGACAGTGAGTATCCATTTACTGGCAAGCATGATTTGTCTCTTTCTCTACAAGTAAACTGTCCCAATTGTGGGAGATGGATATACATTCCACACTCTCCAATTCCTTCTAATTGTCCTTACTGTGGTTATCAATTGAAAGAGCGAGAAGAAGAAAAATCACGAATGGTTCCTCTTCCAAAAGAAGAATACTCTCGAATAGTTAAGGATTATCCTCTCAAACCCTTACCTAAGAAATATTACAAAGACCAGAGGGGAGGAGTAGCTTGGTGCTTTGCTTCTCCTCGAACTAAAGTCCTCACGGAAGGTGGCTGGAAACCTTGGAACAAAATTTATCCAGGTGAGAGAGTCTTAACACATAAGGGCAGGTTCATGCGAGTCACTCGAAAGGACGTGTTTGAAGGCATTTATGACTGGATTAAGGTTCACCTTCAGTTTGATAACATAAAGGTCCTTAAGTACGATATTCGAGTGACTAAGAATCATCCCTTCCTCACGACCGAGGGTTGGAAAGAAACAAAAGACTTAAAGGTTGGTGACAAGATTGTTTCAAAAACACCCAAGCGTTGCCTCAACTGTCGTGCCCCGATTCCACTTTCATGGAACGCAAAAACAGACTTTATGTTTTGTAGTGATGAATGTGCACGAAACTATGAGTGGACAGAGGAAAGTTTGCACACTGAGTACATTGACAAACAAATTTATGATAATCCTCTTGCTGATGTTACGGTTACAGTTGTGAAAATCGAAAGGATTAGAATTCCAAAAGACTCCACTGTATGGACACAAACTCATGCTTGTTCTTTAGAAGTGGAGGAAGATCATTCGTACATGACTCCTTTGGGATTCTCTCACAACTCACAATGGCATATAAGAGGCATAAAACCAGAGGATAAGGAAGCGTATGATAAGGGTGAAATTTCCTTCGAGAAGATGATTTTGCATCATAGTCTTCATCAAGACCTGAGATGGAAATTAAACGGTATATCAGTCCTTCCTCAATGTACAATTACTGAAAGTGACATGAAGTCCTATGTGAGAGGAATGCTTGGACAACTTAACCCAGAACAGAAGGGTCCTGCCAACGTTCAAAAAGTCAAGGTTATTCCCAAAGTCGAGATTGCTAAACCCACAATGCCAAAGTCCAAAATGAAGGAATTCCTTATAGACGAGGAAGGAGCTAAGCTTATTAATAAGATGATAATTCATGAGACCTCTTACTGGATCAGTCCTGGAGAGGTTGGGAGTTTGCCATACACTTGGGCTTACATGGGAACTATATGGACGGGGAAGGTGGCAACGGGGGTTGAGAGAGGAGATTTTCACGAACTCTTCTTTTATCCAGATAAGGATTTACCTGAGCCAAATAAAAAATTCTTTGACGGACGGTTCATACTAAGAGCCTTTAGAGGTGAAGCAGCACGAGGGGGCAAAACATGGTGGTTGTGGAAATCCACGAAAAATCCTTATCCACAAAATCCTTGGTGTTATTGCGATCAGGGTGAACATGAGGTCCTTCCTCTTGACAAGATAAAACACTGGGGTCACGAGAACTATCCTGAATGGAAAACAAGAAAGGATGATTGTGAATAATTTTAGAATTTGACTTTTCTGTTTCGTAGATATGGGTTGGCTTTCTGGTTATGCTTATCGGAAAAAAGTAACCATTTCCGGTTCGAGTGGGGCGGGAGAGAATTACCAAGTTAAGTTATCGATTGGTAGCTCATCTGGTGGGGACTTCCACTTAGAAGGACATTGTGAAGACTTTCCTAACGATATTCGATTTACAGATGATGATGGTACTACTCTTTTGGACTACTGGATTGAAGATTCATCGCAGGATCCAATTACTGTTTGGATAAAAGTTAAAGATAGTTTAGATAACAATGTGGATATTTACATATATTACGGTAATCCTTCGGCGACCTCAGGAAGCGATGGCGATGCAACTTTTGAGTTTTTTGATGATTTTGAAGGAACGAGTTTGGATTCAGACAAATGGACCACGAGACAAGGTTCAATAGGGGTTGACGGTAATGGTAATTTGCTTTTAGAAGGGACTTCAGGTACAAGAGGAATCATTGATGGTAATACTTCATTTAGTATTGGTAGCGCTCTTCGTGTGAAAGCGAAATGTTCTCAAACGGATGCTCGTTTTAATCATTTTTGTAGCATGAGAAAAAGTGGCGACTGGAATTACAGGGGAGCAGATACTTACGTGGGCAGCTCGAACGAGGACATTTATTTTCTAACAGCAAATGAAGGCAATACTTCCTCAACCAATTGGACGCCTAATACTCCAACAGATTGGCACATTTATGAGTCCACTTGGAGGAGTGGAGAATCAAAGGTCTTTCAGGATGATAATCTTAAAGCAACTCTCACCTCAAACATTCCAACCGTAGATCAAGTAGTAGTTTTTTATGAAGGGAACGTTGTAAATGGTAATATTCATGTTGACTGGGTTTTCGTCCGCAAATACGTCTCCCCAGAACCCTCATTTAGTAGTGTAGGAAGTGAGGAGAAGGGATATTTTACTTGTTCTGATATGGTCTCTCTGTTAGATGAGAGTTTTGGTGGTGGACCAATAACACGAAGCTGCACTGATATTCTCGATTCTATCTCTTCTTCATCTTGTTTCAAATTTGCCACATGGCTTCCAGGTTTCGCTTATAGGAAGCGATTAACGATTTCAGGTTCAAGTGGCGCTGGTGAAGGCTATCAAATTAAATTAAAGATTGGTTCCTCATCAGGTGGAGATTTTCACCTGAATGGTCATTGTGATAATTTCCCTAATGATATTCGTTTCACGAAAGATGATGGTCTTTCCCCTTTAAGCTACTGGATTGAGGATCCAACTCAAGATCCAATTACTGTTTGGGTAAAAATCGAAGACGATTTGAGTAACGACGTGGACGTGTACTGCTATTACGGAAGTTCACTCGCAGATTCTTTGAGTAATGGCGATGCAACTTTTGAGTTTTTTGATGATTTCAGTGAGACAAGTGTTGTGAATTATTTTGCTTCCAATGGTATGTACCGTCCCTTTATGTCAGCCTCAGCAACTTATCATAACGGTAAAACTTTTATAGTTTGGCAGGGTACAAATGGAGATCCTTATGCGATAGAGTATAATCATACATCTCATACCTTTAGTTCACAATACAAAGTGGGAGATAGTCCTTTAGTGAACGATGGACACGGGGGTCCCGCTTTACTCCGTGACGGTTCTGGCTATTTGCACGTTTTTTATGGTAGTAGAGGAGGTGGCTGTTCCGGAGAGAATTGTTATGTTCAATATGCTAAATCAACAAATCCGGATGACATTACTTCATGGGTAGACAAAGGGCATATCGGTCCTTCACGATGCACTTATCCGAGACCGGTACTTGTTGGTTCTGATATTTATCTCTTTCTGTTCAATAATAGATACGATAAATGTGTAATGCTTTACATTAAGTCCAGTGATGGTGGCGAAACTTGGAGTTCATCGAAAGATATAATAGATTTTGGGGAGTCTTATAGTATATACTACCGAAATGTAGAGTTGGAAGGAGATTCAAAAATTCATATAGTTTGGCGCATTTACGATCATAATGCTGGAAAACGTTTACATGTGTATCATGCTTATTTGAATTTATCTGATTTGCACATGTATAGTATGGATGGTACTGATTTGGGAGAAGTAATAAATAAGAGTGAAGCTGATGAACATTGTAAAGTTTTTGATTCTGGAGATAATCAAACTCAAATGATGAAAGTTCATTTGGACAGTGATGGTACTCCTTATATTATTTTTAGTCATGATGATAATGGGTGGAAATTTAAATTTACGAAATGGAATGGTTCCTCATGGGACTCTCCCATTACAATAACAACCACTGACTACTTTATGAATAATCTCGATTTTATTGTACATTCTTCATCAAACATCGAACTTTATTTAACAGCAAGTGGTTCTTCTTCTGGTTTGGGTGGAGATATAGAAAAATGGTCTTGGGATGGTTCATCTTGGACCAAGATTGAAACAATACTCAGCGAAGATGATACAGACTTCCCTCCTAATGATCCTTATATTGTTCAAAATTTTAATCCAGAACTGAAAGTTGTATTTTCAGAAAACAAATATGACTATTCTACTCCGTTAAAAGTATTCGCGTATGGTGACAGTGGATTTGTACAGAGTGTTGAATATAACATCGACTGGGATGGTAAATGGCAGTCGGAAAAGCAGTCATACTATGACATCATCGAGGAAAATTCTAATCCTGTTTTGAGATTAAAAAGCGTAGGAAGCGGATGGAGTGATGCAATTTATAGCAAAAGTAGTTTTTCTGATCTTAAGGGATTTAGGTACAAAGTTAAATTTACAACAACCGATCCCTGTCTCTATACAGGTTTGGCTAAAGATGTTCCTCTGAGCGAGTGGATATTTCTTTTTGACTGTGATAACGGATTAAGGTACCTATCAACATCTGGCTCTTCTACTACTATTTGGAATTCTGTTGTTGCGAATAAATGGTATGAAGTAATAGCAATAAAGAAAGACACAAACACATGGCATTTCGAGTTATACGAAGATGGTGTTGAAAAGGTAAATGAGGATAGAACGAATGTTACAAGTGAGAGTAGCAAGTATCTTACGCTTTTTAGGTATGATAACGCTGATGTTGCCTATGCTGATGAGTTCTATGTTCGGAAATACGCCGACCCAGAGCCTTCATTTAATAGTACCCAGGCCGAGGAAGGACCTGTATTCACTTGTGGAGATACGCTTGCAAATTTGAGTAGAAATTGGTGGGCTGTACATGGAAGTTCTTTCGACATTTTTTCAAGTTCATCTCTTTCTTCAGCCCGAATAGAGTTTGGTCCAGTATGCTTGGATATTTTAAACGCCTTAGATTCTCCTAATTCCCTTCTTTCGATGATTTCTCGTTCTCAGGACTCATTGGGATTGATAGATTCGAGTGCTTCTTTAATTATTCTTTTGCTCAATGCAGTTGATTCGATAGATACCAGCGATGGATGTACTCTTTCATTCTCACTCACATCATCTTGTTTGGATGTGTTACATGCTATTGATAGTGCATCATATCCCCTTGCAAATGTGGTTAGTTGTTTAGATAGTTTAGGAACTCAAGACTCCATTTCGTCATTCCTCTCAATGTTATGCCAAAGTAAGGATAATATTGGAGGAGCGGATGGTGAAACGTCTCAACTTTCAGTCGAGCGAGCATTACTCGATATTCTTGCTTTTCAAGACACGTCCGCCTATCTTGCAGGTATTATTGCCTCCGCTTCTGACATCCTTAACACACAAGGTTTAAATAGTGTTCGTTTAATATTTTCTTGTTCAAGTATAGACGTTGTTAAGAATGTAGATGGTGGAGGAGTTAATGTTACATTCCACCTGAGTGGAGACGACATACTCAAAGGAGCAGATTATGTCTCCGGTAACCTTCAAGTCCTTCTTGATTCCTTGGCAGTCTTTAAGAACACAGATCAAAGTGCCTCGTCGCTCTTAGGTTTCATTCTAAGATCAGCCTCTGATGTGCTTGATATGTATGATTTGAATACAACTACACTTCAGATATCCTCTTCCTCGATAGACATCTTTAGGACAGAAGATAATTCTTCCATCAACATCACGTTTCACTTAAATAGTGCAGACGTCTTTAAGAATTCCGATTCAACAATTCTCCATTTACAAGCTCTACTTAGTGCATTGGAGACTCTCAAGGCTAATGACAGTAGCACAGCGTCCGTGTTTGCTGAGATACTAGCTTCAGCGTCCGATTTGCTTGCTACGTCTGATTACAATACAGTTCGTTTAGAGTTCCTCGGATCTACGATTGATATAGCCGAGTCGATAGATAGCGTTGCTTCTAATATTACACTACATTTGAATAGCTCGGACCTTTTTGGTGGAACGGACAAAGTCACAGCTAAGCTTGAAGCTCTTCTCAGTGCTATATCAAAATTCAAAAGTTCAGATGAGTCTCAAACCCATGAGGTTGTATATGGTGTTCCTATAAAAATATTTAAAGCTCAACATAAAGTCTTGGTGTTTAGAGCAGAATAATTCTAATCTCAAAGATAGGGTGAAAAAATATGAGTGGGAAGATAGGTATTGGTGGTGTATTCGAGATTGAATGCTATGACAAGGATGGTGAGTTGAAGTGGAAAGATGATGCTCACAACATGTGGGTTCAGGAAGGCAGAGACTACATACTGAATGTGATATTCAAGAATGGTACTCGAAATGATCCTCTTTACGTTGGTCTCTTTGAGCAGGATACTCCTTCGGATAACTGGACAATGTCTAACAATGGAACAACATGGCATGAGAATGAGAGCTATTCTGAGTCAACCCGACAGGAGTTTGTAGATGGTAGCATAAGTGGTACCACGACTCGACAGCTCGATAACGATGCCAGCAAAGCTACGTTTAGCATAACCGCAAGTGCAACTCTTAAGGGCGCATTCTTGACAACAGATAACACGAAGGGTGGAACGTCTGGTACGTTACTATGTGCAGCTACTTTCGATGAGGGTGACAGAAACGTAACAAACGGTGACACGGTGCAGGTTAAGTATACGGTTGGTTGTCAGGACGCTTAAGCGAGATGGTCTTAATACCAGATCGCTGTTATAAACAACCGAGCGAGAAAGAGTACCTTCAGATAGATTTCTCTTCTCGACTTGGAGACAATGAAAGAATTTCAGCCATTAATGAATGTAAGTGTTATGACGAGGAGGGCAACGATGTGACAAGCGATATAATAGAAGATCCTGTTAAAGATGAAACGTCAGTGAAGTTTTGGTTTAAAGGAGGAGAATCTGGTAAACGTTACAATTTAACAGTAAAGATCCAAACGACAGAAGCCGCAACACTCGAGGAAGATTTAATATTAATAGTAGAGGAGGTAGGGTACTAAAATGAGCATAAAGATTGGAGAGTTTCTATCAACCTATACAGAAATTCACTCATTTGTCATGGGAATATACGCAGGACTTACAGAATGGCGTGGTATAGATTCAAATGTCCTAAATAATCCCGACGTTAAGGAAGAACCCCATTACTGCTACGGTGGTTACGTCTTAGGCACTTTACTTAGATGGGCTATAATTCTTACCGTGGGCTATAAGTTCTTCTTAGGCTGATATTTCTATTGTTCCTTCTTTTAGGTGGTGCAATATGCAATTTTCAATAATAGTTGCGACAAACCGTGGACCTGAACTCTTAAAATATTTATTTGTCTCTACACACCCTGAGAGTGAGCTCATAGTAGTTGACTCTTACTATAATGAAAAAACAAAAGACTTCCTCTCTCGCCAAGAGGGATATAGACAGATAGTCTACGCTCCACCTGAACACTCGCCCTTTAGGTGGCATAGGGACTTTTCTCAGTCTCTTAATACAGCACTATGTCTCGCTGAGCATGAATATATTGTACGTGCAGACGACTACATAGAATTCAAGGAGGACTTCTTTGACGTTGCTGAGATGGACATCAAGAGTTACCCAGAGAAGACTCTTATAATAGGTCAAAAAGCGCAGGAGTATAACAAGGAAGAGAAGTTCATTGACTACATGTCACAAAAAGGAATAGGCGGAGATTTCAGATATGTGAACATTGAGAATCCAGCATTCACATTCTCTTTTGGAGTAGCGCCTCTTCAGTTATATCTCGACCTTAATGGTTATGATGAGAGGTACGATTCTGGTTGGGGTTTTGAAGACAGAGACTTTCTTCATAGAGCACTAAAAGCTGGCTACGTTGCGATGCTCGATAAGCTACTTATGGGATATGGTCATGCTCATAAGCCAGCTTGGGAGACAATTTCAATGCCTCATATAATTTATGAGGTAACAAAGACAGAAATAGAGAGTGGCAAAGTTTGGGCTTATAATCCTTATAAACTCAAGGATAGACGGGAGCAGAAACTGCAGGAGAAAGAGAAATGGATAGTAAGATAAGCATGATTCAGATACAGACCACGAGTATTTGTTCCGGGAGGTGTATCATTTGTCCTTACAAAGACAGTTGGCTACGAAAGGCTCATGACTATATGAGTGATGAAGATTACGTTCACGTCTTAGAAGAGATTAAGTCCTATCTTGGTGATTACAAAGAAAAGCTTCCACTTTACTTGATGAATGATCCGTTTGCAGACAAGAAAATAATTGAGCGAATGGAGTTAGCTTATCAATATTTCCCTAAATGCAAATTAGAGTTGTCCACCAATGGTTTGCTTCTTACTGAGAAATTGTCAAAGCGAATAGTAGAAACTGTAATTCACTATAATGGCGGGGGTACATTTGAACTCTGGATTTCTTTTCACGGAGCAAGTAAGCAAACATGGGAGTTCCTTAATAATTTATCGGGTAAATTTGAAAGAGTCCTCAAGAACATCGTTACGTATCTCAAGATAAACAATGGTCAGCTTAGAACAGTTATTAACTCAGCGGGAGGAGCGTCTCGTGATGGTTCTATGTTCTTTTATTCACAAAGTGCTTGGAAGCAATTCTTAAACTCTATATTTCAAACTTATAACCTTCCATTGGAGAACGTTCATTTTCGATACTATACCTTTCATAACAGAGCTGGAAATGTGAGACTGTGTAATTGGGATGGAACAGAGTATTATCGAGAAATAGGTCCCGAGTATCCTTTTGAGTGTTGGCGTTTTAGAAGTGGTATTCACATTCTTTACAATTTAGACGTGATAGCTTGCTGCATGGATTGGAACAGAGAGGCAGTTTTTGGAAATCTCAAAACCCAAACTCTAAAGGAAATATGGGAGGGTGAAAAACGACGCATTTTTGTCGATATGGCGTCGGGTAGAAAACCTTCTCCTAAAGACTTTATATGCAAACGTTGTATGTCACCGGGTGGGTGAGTAGTATGGATAACGTAACAGCGATTGTGAAAACCTTTATGCGTCCTGAAAAATTCGAGTTTTGTTTGAAAAGCTTAGTGTCTGCTGGACTTAAGAAAATCATAGTTTCTTTTGATGGTCCTGAAGATTATCTCGAAAGACACAGAAGGGTAGTGGGTAAATATCAGAGAAATGTAACCATTCGTTTCTTAGAGCTTCCTTTCAATGTTGGACTCGCAGCCGCAAGAAATAGAATGATAGAAAGAGTAAACACTGATTACATTCTTATGATTGATGATGATAATTACGTTCCGCTTCAAGTCTTAGAGATGGTACATGGATTATCACAACTTCCTGAAGATGTAGGGGGAGTAGCTATGGGATGGCTGCCAGCTTTTAATCCTCTTCCACAGATGGATGCTTGGGACTTCGAGATAGTAAACAGGATACTCTTTAAGACATGGCGAAGTGATAAGCAACGTGCAATTATTAATGGCAACGCTTATATGTTTCCTTTTGATTTTATTCCTAATCAAGTTCTCTTCAGACGAAAGCTCTTTAATGATGTGCAGTGGGATGAACATTATATCATAAGCAGGGAACATGAGGACTTTTATCTGACATGCAAGAAAGAAACAGATTGGAAATTTGGGATATGCACATCTATTTACTCCGTACATGACCCAGGTGGAAGCAAAGAGTATATTCGAGAGTATCGTGCTGGAGTGGAGTGTGATAAGTCTGCCGAATATTTCCTCAAGAAGTGGAACCTGAAAGGTATAGCTCCCCAAAGATATAGTGATGATTATACGTCTTTGTTTTATGATGCTCCTTGGCAAGTAAGACGAAACCTCGATAAGAATAGATATATAAGATGGAAGTTGGAGACGAATCAGGCTTTACCTGATGACGTCTTCCAAACCCGTTAAGTATGTTAGATAAGGAAGAAATAAAAAACTTAACAAAGAAAAGTATGGAGAAGGCTTATCTCCCAGTGCCTTCTCATGGGGGACTCAAGACTGCAAAGTTCACTCTTGAGGACGTCCAAAGATGTTTTAGGCAGCCCGCTCTTCTTCGAGACCTCGTATATTTGGTTGGAGGAGTAGCGGTTCACGGCAAGGGTAACGATGTGGACTTAGTAATACGTGGAGATGACTTATCGGAACCTCAACGTGAAGCTCTTTTGTTCCGTCTTTATCGAGCATTTGGTGATTACTTCAATATACCTTACGATATGACACCTAAGCATTTACACGTAACCTTCAACAACTATGGTCCTTTTACAGACCACGTTCTCTTATATCACTTAGCAATTGTTCCTTCTGAAGACCGAAGTGTCCACGAAATGGAAGCCATGAAGTCCGTATCCTCCAATGGTGAATGGATAGTTTATGGTTATGGTTCGATAGACGCAATTGACCTTGAAGGTGATGAAATAACCATTGATGCTCTCAAAGGCATGTGGGAGGAAATGCAAAAGACCCCGAAGAAGTACTGGAATGTCATGAATGAACATGGTGGTGTACAAGTAGGAGAAATCCTCCCAGAGTGGAATGGGCTCAAAACTCACGTTGACGAAAAAGGGTTCTTTGTAATAGTGAAGCTCCGTAAGGATATAGACGCAGCACGAAGGATATGGGAAGCAATTCATTCTGACAATGAAGCAGAACGTATCAAGAGTTTCTCAATTCACATTGAGTATCCTGGAGGTGTGCAAAATTGTACAGAAAAGGTCTGTGACAAAAACAGATGTTGGCGTAAGATAACCAAGGCAAGATTCCTTGAGTTGAGTTTCACAAGAAATCCTGCTAATCCGTTATGTATTTTTAAACCCGCGTTCTAACTCTAACATTTAAAATTAAAGGTGAGCGAGATGCAAGAGCTTTATATAGGAGAGAAACCTTATGACAATTATTTAAGGGCACTTGGAGATTCCCAGAGTGTTAGCGTGTTGGCAAGAGGCAAAAATATCAAGAAGGCAATAGATGTAGCACTCATGGCTCAGAGGCTAAGTCAGTTTGAAATTAGGAATGTGGTTCTTTACGATGAGAAGATGACAAGTGATGATGGTGAACGTGAATATTATGTTAGTGCAATAAGGATAGACTTAAGTCGTTAATTATATTATAGAATATAGAGGAATTGAAAATGGCAACTCAAGAAGAGGAGTTTGAGGAATTCTTTAAAGAATTGGAAGAGTCGATGAAAGAGGATGCAGAGAACGAGGAAGAGAAGTCAGAGGAGGAACCGACTGAGGGTGAGAGTGAGGGTGAAAAAGCTCTTACAAAGGCAGATGTGATTAAGATAGTCAGGGACGAAATAAAGACATTTTGGAAAGGTGTCTTAAAGGGCAAATACCCACTTCCAGCAAAGTATCCCTACGCCAAGTATCCATACGCAAAGTATCCCTACGCCAAGTATCCTGCTCCAGCTTCAAAGAAGAGCTTAGACGAAGGAGACTTCGTACCAATGTATCCCGCGTTTGTGGTAGTTCCACAGATGCAGATGCAGACAGATAGTACAAAGAGTAAGGATGTGAAAATTGATTCGACTGAGCAGAAGAATGCACAGACAGACAGCACAAAGGATGATGGAAAGGATGACATAATCGAAGAGCAGAAGTCGCAGATAGAAGAGCTCAAAAAGACAGTAGAGGATCTTCAGAAGAAACTCGAAGAGATTAGTGCTCAGCCAGCTCCTGAGAAAGAGGAGGATGAGGCCAAACCCGATTACGTCTCAGACGTCCTAATTGATGGTGATACAATATCTCGACCTTAAATATCTCTAAGACAATTCTCAAATTTTACACCATTTGCACATATTTGCGTCTGAGTGCAATTTTACCGTTAAGCATGATAAATTATTCATGGACTTACTTTCATTCGCATATAGCGCATATCTGTGCATCTGGTAACATTTCTATTTAAAAGTTTGAAATGAGGTAAATTAAAAATGGCTGAAGTTGAAGATGTGGTTGCTGGTGCACCAGTCATAGTGACATTCTTGGCTGGTGCAGACATTGAGGCAGGACAGGTGGTGGGCTATGATGTGAGTGCTTCTCCTGATGATATGACCGTCTCTCCTGCATTACAGGATGGGTATGACACGATACCTGTTGGCGTCGCAGTAGATTCAGTGGCGGAGGATGACCCCGTGCCAGTGGCTATTCCGCCCTCGATAGTGAGGGTAAGAGCATCAAGTAATGTAACTGCTGGTCAGTTGGTACAGCTCAATGAGAGTGACGCAGGTCAGGTTGAACCTTACAACTCGGGTGATAACACTTGGGCATTAGGTCAGGCATTAGAAGATATAACTGCAGACTCGACTGGTAGAGTGAGGTTACTCCTCACAAAATAAATACCTCTATATTAAATTAAAAGAAGGTAAAGAAAAATGGGTGATTTTGCAAACTTACTCCGGATTGTTAAGGCTGGTGATGATGCTAATCAGAAAAGCTACTGGATGAAAAGACTCAGTAAGGGTACTCACGAATTGATGCAGGCTTACAACGTGACTGCTGAGCACCTTGTTCGAGAGGAATTATACAAAGAGGTGCTACGTGGCGCTGAGGAAGTGCTCTGTATGAGAGAGGTTCTCCCAATTTACAGAATGAAGAGGAATGAACTCAGGTTCGTTCTCACAGATGCTCCAACTGGTATGCTTCCACTTGTAGCACCTGGTTCAAGCCTTCCTGAGGGTCCAGACGTCAAGTTCAAGAGTGATGTTACATTTGTGGCTCAGAAATATGGTGAGAAAGTTGGCATCCCAGAGGAACTCATAGAGGAGGAAGAGTTCGATGTGATAGAGCTATTAGTTCACAACGAGGGTCGTCGGGCAGAGAACCGACTAAATGACGTAGCAATGAAGGCGCTATTAAACGCAAAGAGCAGTGTAGAGAGTACAGACAATGTTTCAATAATAGATAGGATAGTGGCAATGGTAAAGAAAATGCGAAAGAACAAGTTTGAACCAGATACCATCGTAATGACTCCAGACGCGGAGGCAGAGATACTCAAGTATATGGTGGGTGAAACAAAGGTAGCAAATACAACTGGCGAGGCTGGTTATGGCAAAACTGGTGTTCCAGAGGTATTCAGGACCAAAGAGATAGGCAGACCAATAGTTGGTCTTAAGCCATACGTGTTGTCAAAGGAGGTAGCTGGTGATTCCCTGAGTTGGGGTGGTGATGATACCAATGCACACATCTGCATCCTTGATAGAAGGATGGCGGGTGGTATTGGTATGAGAAGCGATATAGCAATAAAGAGGTTCGAGGACCCACTTAACGACTTGAGAAACCTGAAGATTACTATGAGAATATGTGCAGAGACATTCTTTGCTAATGCGATTGAACTGGGTGACATAGCGAGCCTCTTGTAAACGTAAACTTATATTTCTATTCTTCCTTTTGTTCACTGTTTCAGATTTTTACTAATATTCGAGGAGTAATCGCAAATGTTAGGATTATCATTGATAATAGTAGGGGTAATAGGGGTTTGGGCTGCTGTAATAATGGAGATAAAGACTCACGCGGATTTGTGGGAAATCCTCATGAAGGTATTTCCAACGTTCTTTGGTGTAGGTACATTTCTATACTCAATAGGACGTTAGGATATGTGGAGTAAAAAACATTGGCATAAGGAATACTTCGAAATAATAAACAAGGGCTCAATAGATAAGGACAGCGTATCAGACTGGGAGTACGAGTGGGCAGGTCTCTCATTCCCAGATGGTTATCATCCACGTAGAATACTTGTAGGTGGACGATTAGATTACAAACCATGATTAATCCTACAATTTCTTTCAAGACGGACAAACTGAAAATATTGGGAAAGGATAAAGAATTAGCTTCTCACTTACACACTGCGAGTGAGAAGTCTCTCACTATAATGTTGAGAACACTCCGTCGAAATTGTCCTGTGGGCAAAAGACCTGCCAGAGAAACTCACCCCGGTGAACCTCGAATGAAGAATGCCATCTTTGCTAAGAGATATAGAGAACCCGGATTATTTGGTGGAAGCGTTTACATAGACACCAAGATTTGTCCCCACGCGTATTACTACACTTATGGTCGAAGAGGTGGTACTTTGATATTTCCTAAACAGAAAAAAGCTCTTACAATTGTGAAACATTGGATGACCAAGTCAGAAGCACCATTACGTAAGTGGTCCCGATTGGGTAGTATGAGAGGACATACAGAGTATCTTCAAAAGACAGTAACTGAGGTCCAACCAAAAATACGTAGCCTATTTAGAGGAGCTGTCAAAGTTTGGATAGGTGAGTTATAAATGTACGGAAACATTAGAAACCTGAAGCGTCTTTTGGAAATTCCAGAGAATGATGTCACCTACGATTCAACCCTTGAGTATCTTCTTGATCAAGCCAATGTTTGGTTGAGTACAAGAGAGAGCGTGACTCTTGATGATGATATTAAAAATTCAGCTTGTGAATTCTTCGCAGCTTATCTTTATCGTAGTAGAGCAGAAATGTTATCTCCCTCAGGTGAAATAAGTGGAGTTGCCTCTCAGTATAAACAGATAGCCAATCAACTCATTGACAGTGGAATAAAACAAGCTACTAAAGATAGAGACTTTGCATTTAAGAAGGTGAATGAATAATGTTCATAGAAGGCGGAAAGAAATATTTGGATGTGATAGTAGATTGCATAAGAGAAGAACTCGATAGTGCAAACAAAAACATTCCGGTATTTGTCCAACATTTCCTCAGACCCTCTGATACTGGACGGGTGCCGTTTATATCAGTAATTCTCGATAGGATTGATAGAAATTCTACCACCATTGGACGGGCACTTCAACTCGCTAATATTTACTATCTCATAACTCTGGTAGAAAAATACAAAGAAGAAACACTCTTTACAGACCTTCCTACGATAGAGGACGCCTTGATGAAAGTTCAAGGTAGACTTCCACAGGAAACCGAGAGTGCTTCCATAATTTCCATAGAGGTTGCTTATGAAGAGATAGGCAACTTAGTTCTTCAAGCTTCTCAAATTTCTTTTGTGGTAGAAGCTACTTTAGAATACTCTTAATAGTTTTATGAATAAATTAAAAGGAGAGTTAAAATGCCAACTCCGATTAAAGGTTGGAAAGGTGAAGTCCGCATTATAGGTGCAGATGATAACAACTCGTGGTTCGACGCTGCTCCTGATCCTCTTTTAGAACGAAGCCCATTGAGTACGTCAGTGCCTACTGACAAAGTATATGTGATAGGTAAGAAGAGTCCTGTTGCCATATTGGAAGGTGAGCAGGAGATTACAGGTACAGTAGAGAGGGCGTTCTTTGATAATGAGTCTGCAAATTACGTTGCTATGGTTGGCGGAGAGCTGAAGAGGCTCACAGATTTGGCTGGTGTAACAGAGACTGAGATGATTGAGTGTAAGATGAGGATACGACCAAATGAGTCCTTTGATATTCTGCCAGGTTACATCCTAAAGGGTGTGAAGTTCTCAGACTGGGGTCTTGATATGGCTGCTGGTGACATGACAAAAGAGCACGCAGACTACTCGGCAACAGATGTTGAGAAGGAAGAATAAGCGTAAATTAATATTTCTATTACTTTTCTTTTCTTGTTATTAAAAGGAGGCTAAAAGCTATGAGCGAAATGAATTTGGAAGAATACCTGAAGAGGCAGAGAGAGGTGGAAGAGATAGCTTTACCTTCGGGTCTTAAGGTCAAAATACGAAAGCGTCTTTCACCATTACGCTGTCTAAAGATATTGGGAAAAGCTAATGTGAGCTGGGATGAGATGGGTCCTGGTCTCTCCATAGATAAGTATAATGCGTTTTGTGAAATAGGCTTTTCTGAACTTCTTGTTGAACCTAAAGTTCCCGAAGATATAGCAGCCGAAGACTTTGAGGATAAAGACTTTAGTGAACTTCACAAGATACTCATTCGAAACTTCCAAGGTAATATCGAAGAGGACGTAAAAGGGTTAGGACCCAAGGAGTTAGATAACAAGGATTTTACTACACCGTCCGAGTAATCTCGGAGAAATGTCACGTCAGACCATCGGATATTCTCGATCCTTATGACGAACTTCCATTTATAGATAAAATTAAATTAGATATTGCTGTGCTCACCTCCCGGACCAAGGAGGCGAGTAAGACTATGTCGCCTCAAGACGCTGAGGCCTATTTAGAACAACTGAAGATTAAGAAGAAAATTGGTAGAAAAAATTGAAGTTGTATTGGAAGGAGTAGACCGAACACAACAGGCGTTCGCTACTTTCCGTAAGAATTTAGAGAGCTCAGTTAGCGAACTGAGGAAGGCAAGAGCGGATATATTCGCGTATAGTGCAAGCTTGAAAAATGCCATACAATGGCAACAGATGAGTGCTAAGGAGTATGTCAAAGTAACCTCTCAACTTAGACAGTACGATAAATACGTTACGAGATTGACAACCGAGATACCAAAGAATCAACAGGAGCAGGCTCGATGGGTTAAGTCTATAAAAGAAGGACTCAGTCCCATACGACAGTATATCACCAATTATGAGGATATTGCTCCACTATTGGATAAGGTTGCAGGTAGAGCTCTTAAATATAACAATACCCTCATAGAAACAACCGGATTTACAAAGAAGGGGTCTCAATACGTGGAAACTTTGTCCAGTAGATTTCGACGATTAGCTCGTTCCTTCTCAGAGGCTCAAGGTCCCCTTTACAAATGGGGACGAGTATTTAACCATTACTTGCCTATCATATTCGTAGGTGTATACGCATTCCGGAATTTAGAACAAAAACTTGAACAAATAACTAAAGCCTTTGCTGATTTCGAATCTCAACTTGTGGTAGTAGAAAGGACAACAGGAATGGCTCACGATACGGTCGAGCGACTCGGTAAAATCTTCCTCACTCTCGGAGAACAACTACCTGTGCCTCTTGAAGGGTTAGAGGATATAGCTATCACAGCGGGACGATTAGGAATACGAGGAGAAGCTAACATCCTTGCCTTCACTGATGCTATAGTCAAGATGTCTAATGCAACTGTGCTTTCTGCCGACTCAGCTTCCAATGCTCTCGCACGTATAGCAAATGCTATGGGAATACCCATCCCTTATGTTGAGAACCTTGGTTCGAGTATAGACATCTTGGCAAACACATCTGCTGCTAATGCTGAACAGATAGCAACAGTCATGAGAAAGGCTGCTGGTGCAGCTAAAACTATGGAACTCCCAGCTTCTGCTCTGGCTGCAATGGGTGCAACTCTTGTGGAAAGTGGTGAAGAGGCAGCACGAGCTGGTACCAGAATTTCGAGAGCTTTAGTGTATGCTTCAACAAAGACTGGAGTAATGGCAAGACAAATGGGACTCTCAGTAAAAGAACTCAGGAAGAGGATGGAGGAGGATATGCTTGGAGTACTTCTTGACTATCTAAAGATGCTTAAAGACACTCCTTCCAAGGTAGAACGTCTTTCAAAGGCGCATGAAGTCTTTGGTATGATAGGTACCAAGGCAATAGTAAAACTCGCAAACAATTATGATTCATTAGCAAAACATATCAAAGATGCTCAAGATGATATGGTGTACAACATTACTCTCGAAAAAGAGTATGCAAAGACTCTTGATACTACAGCAGCCAAGATGCAAATGTTGGATAACGCGATAGAAAGACAGAGAATTATCTTAGGTGAGAAACTCGCTCCGGTATATTTCAAAATGAAAGAGATAGTTCTTGCTTTCTATAAAGTTTTAGCAGGACCTGAACCAGTGGAATATGGAAACATAATACTGTCTCTCAGTGAAAACTTAGAAAAAATGCTTGCGCCCAGCAAGTCTCTGTTGGCTATTTCGGAAAAACAAATTTCCTTATTCGAGAAATCCTTAGAAGACTTGCCTCACCTGATTGGTTATGAAGATGCTTACGCCAAGCTCTTAGGCGCCACCTCCGAATATCAATTCTTGGGATATACCAGAGCAAAGTTACGTTACGATCAGATACTCAAGGAGAGAGAGGTTATTGATAAATCAAACAAAACTCTGAAACATCACGTTAAGGCGCTAATTGAGGATGCTGCTTTCGCTGGAAGCTCCGCTATCCAACACGCATATCTCAACAGGGTTATACAAGATGCCATACATTTCGTGTCTCGTTACGAAACTGGAATTGAAGGCTTAAATAGAGCGAAGGATACTTTATTGAATCTCACGTTAAAGGGTATAGGCATTCAAGAAACTTGGAACAATGTTCACATGCAAGAGATCAAGAATATTGAAAAGGAGGTTAAGGCTCACCACGGCTCTGTTGTGGAATTTCTTGCGAGAGCTGATGCTGTCAAAGAAGGTGCTTTTTCTCAAATAGTATTTAACGACGTTCTCAATAGAGGAATGCGAGTGCTCGCAAAATATTCTCCTTCTATGAAACGAGCAGTTTCCCTCGCTGCCTCTCTAACTAAGGTTCTTATTGAGGAGGGATTAGCGTCTGACAAGCTTAAAAATGTGTGGGAAGAACTTGGCGAGCTGTTAGAACAGCGAATGAGGCTCTCTACCGAACTGTCTCAAATTGAACTTCAGTGGAATGCTATTACGCAAGATAAATCAAATCTTGAGTCCCAACTTTCTGAGATATTTGAAGATCAATTAGAGATCATTGGCAGATTGTTAGAAGGTAGTGATAGTCTCGCTGAGTCTTATTTCATCCTCAATGATGCTCTTCAGTATCTCAATGGAGAGTATCCAACTTTCGAATCTCTCACAAGAGGCATATTAGCAACCATAAATGGGACTATAGTACCCATTAAAGCGTTAGACCTGGGCATAATAAGACTGAGTAATATTTTGCCTTCTAAGTACTTTAGTGTTCTTGACGTCCTTCTTGAAAAACATAAGCAGATAGTGGAGAGTTATGAAGAACTAAATGCAGCCGAACTCGAGTACGGTCCCGGCAGTGAAGAGGTTGTAAAAGCAAGAACTAAAGTGCGAACTAGCATAGAGGAATATAGCAAGTCTTTATCTGACTTCACTCCTGTATTAATAGAACTGAACAAAAAGGAAAGAGAATGGGGTCTCACGGAGAGTGAGCGGTATAAACAAATTAAGGATGCCGCAATTCTTAATAAAGAAGAACTTGAAGTTTATAAAGACTCCATAGACGCTACTTCACAATATTACAGTAACTTAGATCGAATACATGAGATTCGTCAAGAAATACTTTCCCTCTCTGGTCTTCAAGTCAAAGCTGAGGAATTGTGGCAGGAGGTATCTAAGGGATCGAGAAACAAGATGGAAGCTTTCATTAAGATCTTAGATAAATTGGGTGTTGCAGAGGACAAAGAGCGCAAGAAAGCAATTGAGAGAGTAAAAGAAGTGATCAACGGTAAGACTCCTTTGGAAGATCAAAACAGAATTATTATTGATTACATAGCGGGATTAATGACTGTTTCAGACAAGGAGGGAGAACTCAAGACTATCGAGGCTCGGATTAATCAGTTGCGAGCTGAAAATAATAGACTACTCTACGAAAATCTTCGAGTTTTAACTGACACAGGATATATTTCAGGCAAAGTCGCAGATGATCTTCAATTATTTATCAGTGCAGCTCAGGATGTTGGAAAAGTTACAGTAGAAGACAAGGAAAAACTTAAAGATATGATTATGGGATTCATATACGTTGGTGAGAGCACTGGAACCATTGAAGAGCAAATGAGTCATCTCGGAGATATATTGAGAGGGTTTGGGTTTACTTTTGAATTTATCCCGGATAAAGCTGAAACGGCTATGGACGAAACAAGGTTAATCATTAAAGACGCGATGGGCGGAATTGTCTTTGATAGTACTAAAGAATTCCAAAACATAAGAGACATGATAAGTGGATTGCCAGAAGAAACAAAAGAGAATTTAAAGAAGGGAGTCGAAGAGTGGGGTACTCTTTTTGAGAGAGCAAAAATACTCAATATTGCATTTAGTGCTCCAATAGAAGAAGTATTCAGAAACCAGTTAGTTGAATTGCATAGCATTAATGAGAACACGAAGTTGATGGCACAAAAAGGCATTCCAGTAAGATCAATGCACACTGGTGGTAAAGTAGAATATACAGGACTACACCTTCTGCACAAAGGGGAAATAGTAGTTCCAGAGAAGATAGCTCGACAGTTGAGTACTTCACACTCACCTATAAGAGAAGGCGTGATATCTCCCGTAATTAAGAATAATGTAGAATTTGGAGGATTCATTGTTCCTCTTGAAGATCTTAAGAAGCTTCTTTCCTCTTTAATGAATCAACCTGAAGTCCATTCAAGCGTTATTAAGGAGGTTTCAAATAAGGAAATTCTTAAAGACTTTAGGGAAAGGGAAGTAGGACAACAATACATTAAAAAGGTGATGCACGACTCTAACATCATAAGGAAGTCCTCGGTGGTAACATCCCTCTTACCAATTCACGTATCTACATCTTCCCCCGTGCTATCCTTATCTCTTCCGAAAGTGGACGTGAAACCAAGTGATATGTCAGCGCGAATTGACACAAAAATACCAAGAGATAGAATCATCAAGACGCACCTCATAGATTCGCATGAGACATTCATAAATGGTGTACAACGCAATGTAATTGACAAGTCCGATACAAATATCATAGAAAGAACATTTAGCACCATATCTTCATATTTGCGTTCTAATGAAATTTATGAAAATAACCGAGAAATACTCAGAGAGGTAAGTCACGTCTTTGACAACAAAGTAGTAAGAGAGAACAACCTTATTGAGAATCTACAAACATTGAAAGAGGTTATTCTTAAGGACAGAGAGGTGATCAATAATAACATTCAGAATGTTCGAGATAACAGTGTGATTACTCGATATTCTGATGTTCAAAAGGAGGTAATTAACAATTTCGTTGAGAAAAATACAACGTCGTTATTAAGAGGAGGAGGGCTTCCTGCACTCAACAAGGAAGTAGTGAAGGAGGACCATTATAAAGAAAAAATAATCACTCTCCGAGATAACATTCTTAAGAATGTAGAAGCCCTAAGATACTACAATGAAACTGTGAAACCTCTGATAATTAAAGATCATACGTCTTCGATAAGACAATTTGATGCCGAAAAAGAATTGGTTACGTCACAGGTTAATAATTTGATCGAAAGGAGTAAAATCCTAACGTTAAAAGAAGAGGTACTCACTTCTGACAGTGAGAAGATAACAAAGGATCATATTCATGAAAAATTAAATGTAATAAAGGATATATACTCTAAGAGTAAAGAATTAATAAAATATAATAATATTGTTAATAATATAAAGGAACAAAGCATTGTACCACAAACAGGGCTGTTCCAAGTTGAGAAAGGAGACATTGTGATACCAGAACCAAAGGTAAACAATTTGATTGAAAACTCGCTCAACTTGGAAGTATTGAATTCTCTGTTAGCTTCACTCAAGAGACTCCAAGGTTTTTCTTCAACGACCAACTCCACTCTTAGGGAAATATTGCATAAAGGAGTGCTTGGTTCACTTCAAACAGGAGGAGCAATTGGAGAGACAGGTCTTTATCTCTTGCATGAAGGAGAATACGTCGTGCCCAAGTCAGCTCCGTCACAAGTTATGAACATTCACATTGAACACATAAGCTTAAGTCCTGAATACACAGCAGAGAAATTCCTTAAAGACTTAGAGTCATACAGATTCTCTCCATTATAAAATGACATGGAAAGTTAAATTTGGGGATTTGGAATTGGAGTATGTTGAGTCTTGGTCTCCAGGAATAGATCCAATGAAGAAAATTTACACGATGTATGATGGGTCTACTGATGTTGCTGCCTTTGGAAAGATACGATGGCGACCTAAAATAGTTGGTATATGCGACGAAACCAAAGTCAATGAAATAGCAAATGCCGCTGTAAAATACTCTGACGTTCTCAAGATAAATACAGAAGAAGGAATGTTTGAATTTGAGAAAGCTTCTATTATTAACGTGAATTTAGATTATTGGCGTCACGCTGAAGGCAAAAATTATTATCGCGTAACAATAGAATTTATAGTCTTAGGATGATGAGGTGATAGAATGGCAACAAATAACCTTCCGAGTAAAATACGAGCAGAAGTGGTTGTGCATAGAGCAGATGGAACCACTGAGCGTCAATTACCAATTTCTTTTGATTTGATGGAAGAAGATAGAAAAGCAATAGAGAACCATTTATTGTTAAGAAAAGCTTTAGCTTTAACTCGTATTATCTAATTATAACAAACTAAGGAGGTCTTTAATGAAATGGCAGTTACAAGTAGTGCGATAACCAATGTTGCTAAGATCAATTTGGCGTATGCTCTTATAAACCAGAATGATTCCTCTTTTGATTATCGATGTATGGGAGTAGGCAATGGTAGTCAGCCAGCAAGCAATGGAGACACAGGGCTATATGGTAACGAAAGTAAATATGTGACGGTAGAGGGGGTATACGAAGCAGATTACACCGCCAAGTGGAGTCATACTTGGGGTTATGATGACCTACCTTCGCACGAATTCCGAGAAGCGGGAATATTCAAAAACGAGTCAGAACTCGAAATGCTTGGAAGGATTGTCTTTGATCCAATTACTCTCAATGAGAGCGATTATATAGAGATAACAATGCGAGTCAAGTTCCCATAAACGTATGGCTTGGCTTGATCCTTGGGGAATTAGGCAAGAAGTAAAGGTTACGAATAACACAGGTCGATACCTTTATAACCATCAGATACTTATAGAGCTCACCAGCTCCAATTTTGATTTTGAAAATTGTAAATCAGACGGTAGTGATATTAGATTTACTGAGTCTGACGGGATTACAGAACTTCCGTACTGGATAGAAGAATGGAATTCGGAAGATAAACACGCTCGTATTTGGGTAAGAGTGTTTTCTTTGGCGCCTCTAAATTCTCACATTTTTCTGTATTATAGTAATCCAGACGCTGAGAAGAAAAGTAACGGCGAATTAACTTTTAAATTCTTTGATGATTTTGAGGAGGATTCAATTGATTCTGATAAGTGGAATATAGTTACCAACGAAGGCACAATTGAGGTTGAGAATGGATATCTTAGGCTATACAGACCGGCTGGTAACAAAACAATACACATAGAATCACTCTCGTCTGTTTCTGGTCACATAGTAATCGAGTATAAGCAAAAAATATTGCAATCGAACTATTATTTCAGTTCTGTTTATTATGGTTTAATGCCAAACATTTCTTCCATAGGCTATAGTTTATTCTCAGGCTATGAATCTGCACTTTATACGGGAGGGAGTTACTATCCCCCCAGAAGCAATATAGGCTCTTCGACAGACGGTGATGTAATTACCGATCCTCCAGTGAATACTTGGTTTATCGAAAAGTTTGTAGTACCTTCGGAACATTTATCAAGATTTTTAAATGAAGAAATTTTTGAAGCAGCCACCAGATACCAAGGAGTTAACAACGGAAAGATAGGAATTTACGCAGGCTCTGCTTCCTCTTACGCAATGGAGTCTCATACAGATTGGATTCGCGTCCGAAAATATGCCAATCCGCAACCATCTACTGAATTGGGTACGATAGAGATCAAAAAACATTATATTACGTTTAGATTTGAAGTGAATCCTCTACTTGAAGGGAGGCAGGGGGGGAAGACCCCCCTATCCTCTCAAGAGAACATAACCTCCGTAATATCATCTTCATTTTTCTGTTCAACTGAATTCCTTCAAAGTTTCGATTCCGAAATAGAGTCTATTTTTCGATTTTCTCCTCTTCCATCACCACCCTTTCCGTACTCTTTCAGATTTCCAATTTTTATAGAAAATAACACTACTAACACTCTTTATGATTTTCAAATACCTGTTGAGATTAACCCCCCCAATTTTGATTATTCTTATTGTAATGAATATGGCAGTGACATAAACTTTTATAATGATGACTATTCACAAGAATTGCCTTTCTGGTGGGAAGAGTGGAATTACAATGGCAATTCTAAGGTCTGGATCAAAGTACCCGAAATTCCTCCAGGTTTCCATTTGTGTGCCATCTTAGTTTGTGGACATTCTCAATGGGATTACGTCCGTCCTGAACAACCAAAGGAAGTCTTCCTATTTTATGATGGATTTGAAAGAAGCGATGTTTCGAGTTGGACTTTTGAATTTTCTCCTTCAGATTCTGGTGAGCCATATTATGGAGTAGCCGATGCTTGTCATGGTGATTATGAACTCAAAGCTGGCTTTAAGGAGAATTGTGAGAATCCTCACGTTACTGTCAAACAGACTATCTCGCTTCCTTCAGGAGAAAAAGTATTAAATTGTTGGCAGAAAGAAACGAATACTGGAGTTTCTCCAACTCATGCAATTTATATTAATGACATAGAGAAATGGTCAGACGTAGCTGACTCTGAATATGAGGATTGCGTTTTCATCCAAACTTCCTCCTTCACTGATTCTGGGAATGTGGAAATTAAATTCACGGATTCAAAAGACTCAAACACGAAAGTTGGCATAAGACTTGATAGTATATTCATTCGTAAATACGTGGAGCCATTTCCAACAGCTACGTTATTAGGTAAGGACTCTTTAATATTCCGAGTTTATCGTGACTTTCAATTAGATTATTCATTTCCCTTGGAAGACTTCAAAAAGAATAATACAATAATGATTAGTGGAAGGCTTGAATCTTTCCCACTTTCAGAATTATCCTTTAGTTGCTCTCAGAATGGTACTCTGCTTGTCTCAAGCTATGTTCCTGCTTACTTGAAGAGTAATAATTTTCTTTTAATTCCGGGTTCTTGGAAACGTAAAAGAAACATCACAATTGAGAACAATACAGGTCAAACTCTTACTGATTATCAAATTTGCTTGACTCTTACACCAGAGAATTTCGACTACGAAAATTGTAGATTGGATGGAGGAGACCTAAGATTTACTAATCCTTCTCTCAAACTCTTACCATATTGGATTGAAAGATGGGAGTATAATGGAATATCCCGAATATGGGTTAAGGTGGATGAAATACCCACAGGTTCTAATATCTGTTTATTTATGTTTTATGATAACCCATTAGCCACATCCGAAAGTAATATTAAAACCACTTTCATACTCGGGGATGACTTCATGGACGATGCACAGTGGATATCCAGTCATCCTTCTAAGATGAATATAAAGAATGGTCTACTCAATTTTGGTACTTTCGATAGTTATGAGTATCAAGCTTATCTTAGCACGAAAAATGCTCTCGACATACCAGACTCATTTTTCATTCAGTTTAAATGCAAAATTAAGAATTTCTTGAATCCCTTTACTATATCGTACATAGGTGTATCTGATGAAGTTCCTAACACGACAAATCTTGTAGCTTTTCAGCCCTTCTATAATGACTACGCTTACTACTTGAGTGTGAAGGACGACGGCGAAGATCATAAAGACAAAATGTATGCACCAGGTGGAGACAATGAAAAACTTCAAGAAATGTTCTCCGATGACTGCTGGCACGGCGTTAGAATATGGAAAGAAGGGAACACAATACACGGAGAAATATGGAATGGTGACTTTACAGAACAAATTGGATACGTAGAACCAGGAGGAGAACGAGAGGGTAGAATTACAGACGTGAATCCTTCGGGTTTGAAGAAGTTTGTTATTCTAAATCAAGCTCCATCTCCCGACGATAAGGAATTTGGATATGAAGGGTGTTTAGACGATTTGATAGTAGCTAAGTATGCTACTCCAGAACCCGTTGTTACACTGGGAGAGCCTCAACATGTAATAATTCACGACTCCTATTGTTATTCGGAGAGTAAAACAGACTTCAGGTTAAATTCTTCTTATTTGATTGGGGAGACATTTTCACTCCTTCCTCTACTTTCTCCTGTTGGTTCTACGGGTAATTATTTATCTTTTGGATTAGAAGTGAATCCTGATATTGATGGTTTTTCGGTACCCGTCTTAGAATATTTGTTGCACGCGGATATTTCAATGGAAGAACCTAATGTTCAAAAAAAGCTTTGGTTAAGCGAAGCTTTGTCCCAACCAATTGATATTTATTCTAATTTCCTTATAAGTACAAATCTATCCGTAGTTCCTGAGTTGGAGTTTACAGGATTGCCCGCTGTTCATTGGTTAATAAATGGCGGAAATGTTTCCGATCTTATAAGTTTCAAGGTTGTGCAAGAATGGGCAGCTCCTGATATAGCAGAATTAAGATTCAAAGGCTTGCCTCACTTCAAGGCTGGAGACGATATTCACATAGTAGAAACTCCCTGTGGAGCTTATCCACAAGTAACATTATTCAGGGGACCCATTCTTTCGGTAGATAAAGAACTCGTTAGAGGAAGAGAAGAAACAGTCATTCGAGCTGTGTCTAATGAATGGTATCTTACGAAACAGAATTGTTTCTGGGGTATAGAGTCGTCCCTATATAGTCTCGATCCTCATCTTACAACTAGAACTTTAATAAGTATGTGGTTAGGTAGTTGGGGACAAGAAAGGAGGTATTCTTACGTACCTTGGCTTTGTTTATGGAGTAGAATTCCTGATCCGTTCAAAACAATTTGCCAGACGTGGAAAAATCAAAGAGGGTGGGGAGATGTTGAATTCTTCATGGGAGATGAAACTGATTGGTGGAACGCCTTTTATGAATGGGCAGTTGGATCGAATTGGAGATACATATCTGGTGTTTGTCCTCTCTACTTTGATGAAGTACCAGATTGGCAAACTAAATACGTGGAACGAAGTGGCAGATCTGGCTTCAATTTCTTTTACGGAACGACAAAATGGGACGGCATAATGCAAATTTGTAATGTCTGTGATTGCGTATTCTATTGTTTATATTGGGATAAGAAGGCTAACAATCCTCGTGCTGATTATGGACCCCAAGAAGAATATCTTTACGGTCCATTTGAAGACGGAAGGAGGTTAGCTGTATTCTTAACTAAAGAGACGGCAGAAAATCAAGTTAAAATTGAAATTCCTGTACACGATGAAATTCACCTTGGGCACCCTCCTGGAGGGCAGAATCAATGGATGTATTTTTATAATCCTCTTGCTCGTGATGCTGTATTAATGGTGGACGATGACTGGGAACATGGGAACTATCTTGGTAAATTAATAAGCATACGGACGAGAGAAGAAGGAAGTTCGGAAGACACTAAAATTAATAGATTAGCCGTGACTTCTCAAGATTTCCCAGTTGTAACTGCTGAAAAATATAAACACTTGGAGAGGAAACCTGTTGAAGAGTTTATAGCGATTAATAATATTGATATCGAGGACTTGCAGGACTTGGAGTCTTTCGCGGAAGAGAGGCTCGAAGAATTGCGTAAACCTAATGTAACTTTTGAAGCTCGTTTTCTCTCACTTGTTGTTTATGAATCCCCGCGTTATGAGTTTGAGTTTCCTTCTCGAATACCCTTACATGTTGGAATGTATATAGGTTTTGATGGAATCGAGGGTTTACCACCATCTTCAGACGAGGATGGCTATTATCGAGTCATGAAAATTACCTATGAGAGAGGAGAACAAACAGGTGGCAGACTCATTACTACTCTCGAGTGTAGAGATACCGATCTCGTTCATCCAGGTAGTCCCAAACTAAACGAAATTGAAAACATAATGCATAGAGAGGCAAAGAAAATTGAAAAGGGTCCTATACTCCCAGGTCACCCTTGTCCTTCAAATCCAAGATCACCAATGTTGGGAGAAATTCCCTGGATAGAGATAGGAGAGATAGTAAATTATAACGCGGAAGAACAAACAGTTGACATCAAAATTTATAGGACTGGGCAAGTAGTAAAGGGGATACCGTTATTATGAAGATAGGTGATAACGTCCTTCTCTATAACACAGGAAGTCGAACTGTTGCAGATGAAACCACAGTAGAAAGCACAATAATCAGTGGAAAGAGAGAAGCTAATGGTGAAATTCATCAAGATGATAACGTGCCCTACGTTGCCTATCCTTGGATCGCTTCGGTAGTATCTACCCACACTCCTTATCCTGGATATACCATGTTAACAACAGAAGCCATAGTGGGATGGGGGCGAATCTTTCGATATGTCAGTAACGACTTTTGGTTCGGATCTGATAGCAAAGATGTGTGGTTAGATGAAGAAGGAACGATTTGGATTGGAGGAAGATGGGGTGTCTTTCTATACCCTTTTTCGTCTTGGGGTTATACGAAAGGAGAATTGAGGGAGTTTGGAAACGTTGGTCGTTGTTTTCGGCTTGTGCTTGGAAACGATTTATTCTATCTCTCCAATAGTACGAGTATATTTGCATACGATCGAAAGACTTTTGAGTTTAAATGGAGCAGAAACGTAGGAGGAATATCTAACTTTTATTATGACGGAAAAAAGAACTTGTTAGTGATTGCTGGAGGGATGATGGCTAAGTTCCTCGATGGAACTGATGGCTCTATGATTGCGATGATCCCGTTATGGGGAGAAAGTCCTGATGTTACCAAAGATAAAGACGGCAATTATTGGTTCTTATCTGTATCTCATTTAAGATGTTATGATTACAGTTCTCACTCGTGGCAAGGTTATTATTTTCCAGATTGTTTTAATGGAGTAAGCCATTGGAAATATTATAAAGAGTGGTGGGATTATTATCACTATCGCATAAAATACAAGTGCCCATATTCATCCGGGAAAAATCCCTGTCCCACCAGAATTAAGATAGTTCACAAAGATGAACTCAGCATTATAAACGAAAAAACGATATACGGATTGGGAGAAGAACATACCTTCCCGCTCGGTAAGAGATATGGTGGAGCCACAAGTATTTCTACTAACGCCAACGGTGATATCGCCGTTGGAGGATGTAATCCTTCAGGCGTTCCTCTTTTGTTCTTAGCCAAAACGAATTACAGAACTTGCTTGGGTGGAACAAGCACAGATTGTGATTATTATTGCTACAAATACGACTCATACTGGAAGGACTGCCCAACCTATTGCAGTAATGTGAAACCGTTAGGAGGACAACACTCCTTTCTTATTGCTCGTACTGTCACAGCTTCTCAAATTTTAGGCAACTCTTCTTGTTGGTACAACGCTCGTACTTTTAGTCGTTGCCCACTTGGATTTTATGACTCTCGCTCTCAGGCAATTCAGTGGGCGGGAGAATTTGCTCCCGAACGAACATCGGCTACTAACTTCAGTCTCGGAATCAATGGAGATGGAGGATTAGTAACACATTTAATTTGGGGAAGGAATTGGAAGCCATTTACTAAGGCAATATACTATTATCTATTCGGACCAGATGGGATAGAACAATGATAAAAAGAGGAGAAGGGGTACAACTCATTCATACAAAGGATAGATTGATTGGGATAAAGACGCAAACAGCGTCAGAAATCATTTACGAAATGGACGAAGACATTCATATTCACACGAACTATTCTTTACATAACTTTCCTTTCTTGTATAAAGACAGTGCGTATAGACTGTACGTTTCAAACCTTAAATATTCACGAGGATTTCCTCAAGATGAGGAAGATCGACATTCTGGGAGGTATTATTATGTTGATTCTGGAGGGAGGGTTTACACTGTTAATCCTGATGGGGATCTCGAAATACGCTCTCCACCGAATTATGAGTTACAAAAATTTTCGTGTATCACAGACAGAAATCAAGATGTGTTTACAATGTTTGAAGATGGAAGCCTATATATAGCACTCGCAAGCGATTCTGGGATTCGTGTTTGGAAAAATTATGCACCTTACTTCAGTGTTTCTATGACTACACCGAGTGAGATGTACTTTGACGGAAAGAGACGGTGCATAATAGCTGCTGACTCACATCAAATTTCCCTAATAAACATAGACCAAAAGAACGTAACAAGCACGAGCTATGTAACTGAAGAAATTAAAGGTATAGCAATAGATGTATATGGAAGATATTGGGTTCTTACGTCTGATGGCAGTATAAGTGTATATAATGTAATCAAAAACAGTTTTCAAAAAGTGGATGAAAAATCCGTACCGTCAGAAGAAGCGTGGGGTATTAGTGAGAATGTTCTTTATGACATTCTTATATTAAGCACTAAAGACGGTAAAGCAAGCTTTGGTCATGTCTGGACTAAATTTAGTGATTATAGTCACTCTGTACGAGCTTCAATAGGTCATAGCTCTCAATCCTGGTCTCAGTTATTTCCAATGGGAGATTATTCAACTTGGGTCTTCGGATGGGGAAGTATCCTTCAAGTTTGGGATATGTACACTCAAGAATTCTACGCAAGAGAGACAAGTGTCTATCCACTGAGAGGAGATCCGGGTCTCGCTCGAAGCAAAGCTTGGAAAAATTTATCGCCTAACAAGCAACCCCTAATGGATTACCTCTTAGGAGGAATTGTGACATGAATCTAACAGGCACTCGGGTAATAATGGAAAATACAAAATCCCGAATTCGTGTTCACGGATCCAATCTTCCAGCCCTTCACAAATTTAAAGTTGAATATAATGGAGACATATACATTCATGGAAGAACAGAAGAAATTCCAAATTTAATATACAAGCCTTGGATATCAGCGTCAGGAAGTGGGTTTGTGGTGCTTGGAGTAGGACCTTTTTGCAGACCCATATTTGTAAATTCAAACAATGATGCATCTGGACATAAGCATATTAATCCTCCCATCTGGCTCGATGGAAATGGAGACGTCTGGGCTTCAATTGAAAATCAAATAGTAAAGTTCAGGAAGGAAGATTGGAAAGATAGTCAGCCAACTCCTTATTACAATCCCGGATGTACAACGGTCGATGGAGAATTTATAGTTTATAATAATAGAGTCCTCACGTTTAATGTTGAAATCGATTCCTTTTTCAATTTCATAGTTTTCCCTGTGATGTACGATCTCGATGGAAATATAATATGGGAAGGAAAAGTAGTAGATAGCATTCCTTACGAAAACTGGTATTACTGTTGGGACATAAAAAGTGGGACAGTTATAGTTGGTGGTTATGACTTATCATTCGGATCCTTATTAGGTACCATCCAATGGGAAAAAATAGTTGCGTATTCGGATATCAATGGTGCAATTAAAGGAGAATACACCGAAGATAGTTTCAATGGTCCACGTCCCATACGTAGACAGGGAGTGACTAAGGGACTATCTGAGGACGGAACGACCGAAGTGTTTTGGTTTTATTACAACGAAAATAAACTTTATGCTGAAACTCGTGATTCAAATTTAAACATAAAGGATCTTGGAAGAGGAGCTTGGGGAACCATTCCTATAATAAATACAAATCTTGATTACGTGATAGGTACAAGCGTATACAGAGCTCACGAATATTATAATAAGGAATATGCCCTTACCCAACCTTGTTGTTTACCCTCATGGGAAAATCCGTATCCTCTTGGAGATTCTGGAACATGCTGGGTATCAGGAAGCACGCTTGTTGATTTGGCAAGAGGTGAATGTGTTCAAGTATCGGGTGTGACGTTTCAAGGTAAGGATAGCGGATTGTCGTGGCACAATATCTGGGGAGGAATCTATGAACCCAACGTAGAAAGCATTTACGATTACGTGATACATCCGGATGAAATAGAAGACATGTTGAAACCTTAAAAATTAAAAACACGGGTGGGATTTCTTTTAATTCTTTTCTTATCCCACCGCTTTCGACTTCTTATTTTACTTTTTCGGTTTCCTTTTCTATTTGCTCTCATTTCCTATTGAAATGAAGGATCAACTTCTTCTCGTTTTGAATTCTTCTTTTCTTCGTCGGCTTTCTTCTTTTCTTTCTCGTATTGATTTTTGATTTCGTTCCACAGGAGTTTTCCTGATATTATTGTCTTTTGATGTTGGAGTAGGTCTGCGAATATCTTATCAAGGTATTTCTTCATCTCGTTCATAGCTTCTATGAACTCGTCAGATGCTATCCACCCAAAGTCTGAATTAGCATCTTGTTTAATTTCCAGATACACTGAATAGATTCCCTCAAGGTGCTCAACTATTGACTTTATGTAGTCTATGTGATTTCTTAGCCACATCAGATAAACGTCGTCAGCGTAACCCATCACTTCCTCTTTTGCTCTCGGCATAATTATCACCTCCTAACCAATCCTTTATATTTGTCATCATGAAGTTCGTAGTCCTTCCACATCTTGGGTAACATGTCCTCTGGTTTCCACTCCTCTTGACCATACTTGCCTTTGTATTCTCTGAGGACTTTTCCGGTTCTGAAGAATGAGATTTGAGCAACTCGCATTCCAACATGAAGGACTACTGACGTTGAGGGCAAATGATTAGTAATCTCCATTGTCCATTTGTTCACGAAGCCCACATCTCCAAAACCAGCACACTTGCACACAGACACGCCGAGTCTTCCAAGCGAGCTTCTCGCGTTCATCTTGCTCGCTATATTGTTACGACCACCTATTACTTCTTGAGTATGAGCCAGAATCGTTTCCCCTGGACGGACAACTATGTGATCAATAGCTTTCTTAATTTCCCAATACCTTTCCACAACGTATTTATTATATGGATCAAGAAACCGTGAGTATGGGATCCCCACCGCGTAGTACTCTCCAAGTTTCACATCATAACTATTAGGATTTAATTGTTCTTCTCTAAATGGTTCTATTACTATATTTCCTTTCTTTATTTCCTTAAGAATTTCAGCATCTGATAACATAGTCTCGTTTCACTCCTTAAGTTTCTTTATTCATAATAAGTTTTTAATGCACGTTAGGTTCCAGTGAAGTTCTTCTATTTCGTCTTCTATGATTCGTATTTTACCTTCTAAATGGCTCTTTCTTTTCTTGAGAGCAGTCAAGTGCGATTCTAAATATTTAATTGCCACTCGAGAGGGGAAGGCTACGCACCTTAGAAATCATTTCTTGGATTTTCATTTTTTATTTCCAAAAGAAGTGATTATAGATTAGGATAAGAAGTGGAAGAATTATCACCATAAACGCAAAGACATAGAACGCTATAAACGCCAAAGTTTCGATCACATCCAGTTTCATGTCCCTCACCGTAGGAAGAAATAATATATTAAAAGACTAAGTGTTGCACCTGCAATCCAACAGACGAACCACACTCTGAATGATATACAGTTATCGTTTATTACTCTCCACATGTAATTCTTTTTCATTTCTTGACCTCCACCAACCTGAATGTCTTCGTTTCTACGAACCTTTTCTCTCCAAGTACATTCGTTTCGTAGAGGGTACATATAACGTGTGTGGGATATCTTTCACCTATTAGAAACACGAGTTCACATTCAGGCTCACACAATTTCCATTTCAATTTGTTATTTTCCATTTTTCACGCCTCCGAATTTAATTTAGTACTGATGAGATAAGTCACAATTTGTTCCCACTCCGTTCGATACAGAAAGATTTCACCTGATTTATCTCCATCCACGTCTATTGCCGTTATTTCAATGGCATCATCATCGAATAGCTTGACAATTAATTTGTCATCTTCCAAACCATTTAATTCTAACTTCTTCATGTTCACGATAACGAATCTAAAATAACATTATTGTATTCTCTTAGAGATGTGTGCATTAGATTCTTCTATTTTGACTTAGTTTCATTGTTTTCGCTTATCTCTTTTAGTTTCTTTTGGTAGTAAGAATATAATCTTTTAGGTGTAGAATAGTATCTCGCTTTACACTCCGTTGCAATGTACTGAGCTATGAGTGACATAGCTACTTTCTTATCTCTGAATTGTTCAGGACCCAACTCTTCCAAAACCTTTTGAATTTCATTCATGATTTCAGCTACCGGTAGTTCAGGAAGTTTGGGACGTTCTGAATCAATATCGACTTCTACCCTTTTCATGTCTGGAACGTCTAATCTTGCTTTATAAAAGATCTTCTTTCCGCCTTCATACGTCTTATAGACTACTCCTTCTCTGCCTTCCTCTTTCGCACGATCTAACATTTTTTCAATTTGTTCCTCGAGTTTTTCAATGGTTGAATGAGAAGTTACAGCCCAGAGTTTAACTATGGGTAACTTCCACTGATAACAGAATTGATAAACCCTATTGTAGTTCCACCATCCGTTTTCAGGGTCATAAATGTCAAAGACTACTAAGTCGTCCTTCTCGTGTCTTTCCACACGTGTAGGACTAATACCCTTCTGGAGCAACTCAAAGAATATAATAATATCGTGATTCCATTGATATTTTTCGGTTCGAAGTGCTTCCTTAAGAATGTCAACACGACCAGTCTTGTAAATAGAGGCGAGTATGTCTTGACTTGGAGGAATCAAGTTCCGACTTCCAAATTGAATGTTGTCGTCCTCATCTAAGAATGCTCTGATGTTGGAACCGTCTCTTTTTTCTTCCCAAAATATTAGTTTGCCAAGGAGTTCTCGACCTCCATAAGGACTCTCCCTTAAATATTGTAACTTCGGATACTTAATTACATCTTCCACCTTCATATTTCGCGTATAACAAAACTTTTATTGTTAAGAAATAGTAATATATACGGAG